TGAAACTTGGCGGACAACGGTATTCCCTGCCAAGTTTCAGCTTGCTATGGCTGTAAATCCTTGTTCTTGCGGCAACTACGGCAGCCATACAAAAATCTGTCTGTGTTCATTGAAGTCGATAGACCAGTACTGGAAAAAGTTCTCAGCACCGCTCTTAGACAGAATAGATATCAGATACTTTTTTGACAAGCCTGCGTTCCTTCCTGCTGCAGTTGACCTTTCACTTGAAAATATCAGAGCTATGGTCAAGAAAGCTTGGGAGGCTCAGCTTAAAAGACAGGGTAAACTCAACAGTGACCTTTCTCCTGAAGAGATTTTGAGATATGTTCCACTGAACGATGAAACACGTACAATGTTGGACAACGCAACTCTCAGGTATGGTTTCTCACCAAGAGCTATCAGAAGTATCATGCTGCTCGCCCGTACAGTCGCAGACATGAACGGCTTTGAAAAAGTAGATACAGCTTGTATGACAGTGGCCTTGGAGCTTCGTAAGACAGCAAACACCTTGCCACCTGAATTTTAATCCTTAGCACCCTTCGGGGTGCTTTTTTAATTTCTGAGGAGGAATTATGAAAACATCAGAAGAATCTATGCAGATTAGGACAGGCTTATGTCACTTAATCAAGGCCTTCAATACAACTGACCCGAACGCAAACATCCGAGCAGATTATGACAATGCTACAGAGACAGTTACGGCTGTAGCATACAGTTCCAAAAAGCGTACAATTAATGTGGCTGTGGATAGTCCACTGGCTGCAATGAAAGATATCGCAGATGGTTTTTACCACCTGCTCTATTAGGGAGGGCGTATGGCCAAAGTAATTCCACAGGAGCTGCACATCTCAGTCAGCAAAGGTAACTCTAAGATGGGAGCAATTCCTTCTGTCTCTCTTCCGCCTATAAAAACCTGCTCACCTGAAGCAGTAAAACATTGTGGCAGAAAGTGCTACGTAAGACGTTACTTAGGTATCAGACAGAAGACTGTCGGTGCTGCTTACGAACGTAATCTTTACATTCTGCAGCATGACCCTGAAAAGTTTTGGTGTGAGGTCAACGCAGCTGTGGCTATGTCAACACACTTCAGATTTGGTGTCAGCGGAGATATCCCGGATTTGGATTATCTTGTGCACATCTTTGACATCGCTGTGCAGCATAAGCACTGTCAGATTTTGTGCTTTACAAAGCAGTACGGCATTGTAAATGACTGCCTAAAAACTCTGAAGATGCCACCTAACCTTCACATAATTTTCTCCGCTTGGAAGGGCCTTGATATGCCTAATACTTTCAACCTTCCTGAAGCACATGTCTTTTTCAAAGACGGTACAACAACAGCAAAAGACGGAGCACGTTACTGCGGTGGCAACTGCTATGAATGTGCTGTAGCTAATTCTAACTGTTGGTCGCTCAAAGCAGGCGAACAGATTGTTTTCAAGGAGCATTAATATGTTTAAGACAGTAGTCTATGATGACGGTCGCAGAAGCGAAGTAATTGAAGAGTTCACTGACGAAAAGGAACTCACTGTGGTACGTAAAGCAGCTAATGCTGTACGTTACTTGCGTAATTGTGGTAAAGAAGCTATTGGACGCTTCACATTCACACTTGTAAAGGAGAGCGTATGACAAAACTAAATGCCTTGGAAAAGCGCTACAATGATGAAAAGGCACAGCTTAAAGAAGAATGTAAGCCCGGTATCTTTCTTATCAGAGAGACAAATAATAACTATAAGTACTGGCCCGGCACTGAGTTTCACACGCTTTTTCAAAAGCGCTTTGAAATGAAAATCAACCGTGTTGAACTCATGGCAGTTGACAAAAATAGTACAGGTCAGTACTATCAGCAGTTCCTCATCGAGTTTGAGGACAACACAATAGAGTACATCTATGTACTCATAGGAGAAGCCGATGGTAAGAAAGCTTGATTTTAGTGATTGGGACAGACAGAAAGCGCCTGTTGAAGCAGCTGACGTGCCTGCCATAAATGATGCGTTTCACGCTGAGGCTAAGTTCACAGAGCAGCAGAAGGAAGACCTTGCACGTCTCATTTTGACAAGTCGTGTGCGTATCCCGGACGAAACCCGGGCTGCAGCATTGAACGAGGCTATCGGGATATTCAATAAAGACTTTGCTGTGGAAGAGTTCTTCTACACTGAGTCAGCTCAGGTGTTCTGTACTTGGCGCTATGGATATAAGGATTATGTTCATGCACTTCCTTTGTACTGGGCACAGCGTGGCATCCGGCGTATCTACTCGCAGCTTGGTGTCGAGCTCGATGATGAAGAGGTAATGAAGATTTACAATTCTGACAACATCTACTCATCGTTCTTTGACCTGATTAGCGAGACTCTTGGTGACACCCGTTATTTCGTGACTAACGATAAGGAAGCTTGGCACTCATTTGCTTTCGTATCTTACTTCAACATGTGGAAACTGTTCGGCCCTATGGGCTTTAATGGTTATTCACCTTATGTAATTTGTGCAGACATTGGCCTTCTTACTCCTCCTGCTTCGCAGTGGCGACACGCTGCGTTGTCAGAAGAAGACCTGTGTGTTATAGAAGAGCTTACAACCCGCGCCCGGGGAAGAGCTTATCCTACTTGGCAGCAGAACCGTTTCATGGCTAAGCTTGCACAAATATAAAATAAAAAATGCAATTTGCCACTTGACTATTTTATGTTTAGAGCTTATATTTATTAATGCGAGGTGAATGATGCTTTACGTAGGACGAGGCAGAAAAAGTTTTGCACCTGAAGTTTCTTTCAACGAGGTGCTTCACGAATACACAATTCATGGACGAAAATTATCAGGTGTGACACGAAAGATTTGTGAGCGTATGAAGCTCAACTTCTCTGAAGCTGAAAATCTTGTCGTTGAGCGATGCGACGAAGGAAGTCAGGTTCATAAATGGATACAGGATTGGATAGATACAGGCAAGTTTGACACTATCCATCCGGGAGCAAAGTGGGTACACGACGAGCTTATACGCCGCTACGGCAGCGCTGATGTCAAAGCTCTCGCAATGTCAGAAGTCTTGGTCTATGACTTAAAAGACTATGCGTCTGCGGTAGATATTATCGTGGAGCATGACGACGTGTACGATTTGTACGACATCAAGACAGGCAAGTTTAAGCCTGAGTACCTTGCTTGGCAGCTGGGCATTTATAAGGCTTGGCTTGAAATGCAGGGAAAAACTGTCGGTAAGACAATGTGTATCTGCGTAGCAGATAAGATGTTTTACCGTGTATTGCCTAGAACTTTTGAAGAAGTTCAGATATTACTGTACGGAGATAAGTGATTATGGGTGGTAAAAATACAAGACTTAATCAAATATGGCACTCTATGAAAAAACGATGCTATAACAAGTCACATCCATATTACGATTATTATGGCGGTAAAGGTATCACGATATGCCCTGAATGGTTATCTGATTATAATAACTTTAAGGACTGGGCTATCAGTAATGGATATGCTGATAATCTTACTATAGACCGTATAGACAATAACAAAGGTTATACGCCTGAAAATTGTCGCTGGGCCACAATGAAAGAGCAGCAGAATAACCGTACTAACAACCGCTTAATAACATATAAAGGCTGTACTAAGACTATGAAACAATGGTCTGAGTGCTTGGGTATTCCTTACAGGACTATCAAGAATAGAATTGTAAATTGTGGATACACAGCAGAAAAAGCCTTTAGCAAAGCTTCTTACGTTAATCGCAGGCTTATAGATATTAATGGCAAGAAGCAAAGTGTCCGGGCTTGGTGTAACGAGCTAGGTCTGAACTACAACACAGTATTGTGGAGGCTACACCACGGGTGGCCCACAGATAAAGTATTTAATAACTAGGGGGTTATTATGGAAATCAAAGAGGTTTCATTCAGACGTAAGTTCAATCTTGGGAACTACGAGACAATGGATATCGAGCTCACAGCTACTGTAGGGCCCGACGATGATGTGAACGAGGTCGTAAAGGCCTTGGATAAAAAGACTGTTCAAATCAGGAACAATCACTAGGAGTTGACTATGGCGGCAAAATCAAAGAAATTACCTAAACTGACAGATGAGGAACTTTTGTCTCCTCTTCCTGCCATAACTCTTCCTGCTAAAGGTGAGGTTGTTATTCCTGATGCTGACAATAAGCTGGCTGCACAGAAGGAGTTCCTTAAGCTCAGACTTGCTACAGTATTGAAGATGGAAATGACCGAAGCTAACATCGAAAAGGTTCGTGTCATTAAGAAAGGTATCGTGGGCTGGCGTAATGCCTTCGACAGTCAGTGTAAAGACTATATCAAAGGTGTATACGAAGGTCCTAAGAAGGTGTTCAAAGCTGCAGCAGACGCTGTTATGGATGACATTGCAGAAATGGAGTCTAAATGTGACGAAATCTTGGACAAGGAAGAAGAGAAGCGTCGTGCTCAGGTGGATGCTGCTATCGACGGTATCATTGAAGACCTGAAGGATGAGCTTAGCTTTGACTTCACTCCTGAACGCAAGAAGGAATACTACAATAAAACTGCAGACATGAAAGCTGTAACACAGGACTTAAGAGAACAGTTCGATGCAGCTATTGCAGCAGCAAGACAGAAAGAGGCAGACATTGCACTCATCGAAAAAGCATGCTCACAGGGTGAATACTCAGAGTACATCAACCCTAAGACATACACTGACATGCTTGCTTATGAGCCTGCTTCAGTAGTATTTGAAAAGGTTGAAGCAGAGAAGGAACGCCTTCGTGAAAAGTTCGCTGCTAAAGCGGCAGCTTCTCCTGCTCCTGCTGAAATTGTTCAGAGCGCAGCTGCACCTGAAATGTCAATCGGCATTAAGGTAAATAAGGAAGCTCTTAAGACAGACTTCCCGGGATTAAATAAGACTATGACACTCAAGCTTGAGTATCCGGTCGACATGGGTGATGAGCTGACACGCATCTTTAGCGAGCTGCGTAAGTCAGGTGTAAAGATGACAGTGCTCAAAGTTGTAGAGCCTGATATTCCAAAGTTCTAGGAGATTAAAATGAACAGATACTATTTGACTGTAAACTTTCATAATGCTTCAAATGATGACTTCGACAGTGATAACTACTTCTACTGGGTAGACACTGAAAAACTATCAAGGCCGGAGATTACATTATCCTTAAAGACGATGTAAACTGGGACGCTTTGAAGGTAGTAAAGGTTGTCTCTGCTGAAATCTTTGAGGCTGGAAAGAAATATGAAAAAGCTAAGACAAAAGCTTTAATCGGCTTTGCTGACGTAAAGGATTACTTTGGGGCTAAGGAGCGTAAGCGCCGCGCCAAGGAAATCAAGGCTCAGCTTGAGGCCCGCTTCAAGGAAGCAGAGAAAATGGCTTTGTATCGTAAGCTTGCTGAAAGCGACGAGACAATGAAAACATTACTTAAGGAGCTCGACGAGCTCGAACCACAGACAGAAGAGGAGGATGAAGATGCCACTTTCTAAACATACACGTAAAGGAGTAGTACGCAAACACGTAAAGCATCCTTTAAGAAGTATCGATTCTGTGAGACATCCACAGAAATCCGTAGTGAAATAGTGTATAAACAGTATGGCCTGTTATTTGCCCGGGCCATGTACCTTATTCACGTTTGGTACTAAAGCTTGTGGACGTGAACACAAGCAGGGCCAACACGGAAGCTAACGGGTAGAGGAACTACCACGGGTTTACTTTTGTTTCCCTTCATCGATAGCAAGGTTCAATTCCTTGCAGCTTCCATAAGGCAGGACGTACACGGTAGCTTTCCCAAAGAGCTCACACCCACCGATGTACTTCTCCTGCCACCGGGCGCAGACATCCGACGGTCGGAAATAAAGCAGGTTCACCAAACAGTAACCACCTCCTGCTTTTTCCCCTTAGCAGGTTCGACTCCTGCCTGTGCCACTACGACCTTAGGAACACACCGGCCTAAGGTTTAGATTAAGGGTGTACGAGAACGTTCTACGTTTTACGTTATTACCAATTTACGGAGGTAGCTAATATGGCAGCTACAAAGTCAAAGGCACCTGCAAAGCAGGCAGAAACAGCTGGACTTCCAGCACAGGGAGACCTCAACAGTCTCATCGCTCAGGCAGCTCAGGCAGAAGCAGTCATCCGCTCAGAAAGCGGTTCTAACTTGCAGTGGATTAAAATCCTTGACCCATCTGCAAACGAACTTATTCCTGAAGATGCTGCTTACATCAAGGGAGCTAAGGCTCGCGATTTCGTAATCGCATCGTCTAAGACACGCCTTGGTCAGTCAATGGACGCTACAATCGTAGGTATGTTCAAAGTGTTCGCAGAGATTGAAAAACCTGCTAACGCTAATGAAATGCCAAAGACTGTAGGCTACTGGCATCCGTCTGACGCTATGCAGGTTCCTCTCGAAGGCAACTTCGACAGACCACTTGCTAATGGCCACGTGCTTCAGCCTGTTCACTGGGTATTCCTCTACCTGCACGACAACCCTGACATTGAGGGCGTAGTGCTCTCATTCAGAAGTACAGGAAACAAGTACTACAACGAACTTGAAAAGCTCGTTAAGGCTAACAGCCACATTGTTCCTGAACTTCGTTTCACAATCGGTACACAGGCTGTGAAGAATGAGAAATACAACAAGACTTACTACTACCCTAAGTTTGAAATTCAGGCTCAGCGTAACTGCGAGTACACTCCTGAAGGCGGACTTAAGTCGGTAAAGGGCGGTCTTGACAAGGAAACTCTTGCTGAAGTTCTCCGTCGCTATGGCGAAGTATATCAGGCTTTCACTGGCTATACTCTCGTTACAAAGCGTACAAACATCGCAGGTATGTTGCCGGGCGCAAAAGCTCAGGCAGCTATCGTAGATGAGGACGAAGGCGGCGAAGTACGTTTCTAACCTTTGAGGTGGCCTGACGGCGGCCACCATAAGCAGGGATAGGGTTTTGAATACTTACCTTTCCCTGCTTTCTTTTCTGCATCCGTAGCTCAGTTGGTTAGAGCGGATGGTGAATGAACGTAACCATATTGGTCGCAGGTTCAAGTCCTGCCGGATGCGTAAGGTATGTTATACCTGAGAAAACCCTATTATTGTGTTGGTTTGGTCAGCTGCGCGACCGGAGCGTAGTAAGCGAAAGCGAGTACAGCATTAGTCTATATTATATCTCCTTGATGCTGTGCGAACGTGTCAGTGGCGGTAACGGTAGCCGCACCCCGGGATAGCCTGAGGTGGCATAGGTTCGACTCCTGTCTGACACATACTCAGTTTACTGAGTTCAGTTTCTATGTTGGGAAGGGGCTCCTTGGCAGGAGCTGGGTCAGCTGCGACGACCGGAGCGCAGTAAGCGAAAGCGAGTGCATACACGAATATCTAGCGTCTTTGTGTGTATGTGCGCCTGAGGATACCTTGTGTAAGTGGCTACGTTGTTAGGCTTGCTCAAGGCCCTTAGATTTTTGGCAGGATTAAGTCAGGAGATTGGGTGGAACGCGAACGTCTAAGACCTAAGCAAATACACCTCTAAGGTTCAATTCCTTACCCTGCCGCTCCATAGTTCAAAGGAGGACGACATGTTCTATAAAGTAATAGCAGGCGGTAAAGCCTACTACTCAAAAGATATCATTAAACAGTACTATCATTGCGGCGACGACCTACAGCCAAAAATTATAAATGGCACACTCACAGCTGATGTAATTTTGGACAGGATTGTTTATGCGCCTGCATCAGCTAAAGAAGCTGAGAGTATGGACAAGATTTACAATCCTGTTATCCAAGACTTAGACAAGCTGATTAAAGAGTTTGTAAAGATTGGTAATGGTGTAAACAATCTTACATGTATAGGCTTCGACCCTAAAGAACCAAGCTACGAATATGGTTCATTCTCGTTCGTAAAGTTTACTGCTGTAGCAAGTAAGTCTAAGTACCGAGACCAGCCACATCTTCCTGTACTTGAAGTATGCGGAACAAAATACGTGGCTCTCAACTGTATAAAGAGAGGCGAGATTTACTATATCGGCTAGGAGGGGAATATGGACTCAGAGAAACTGCTTCGTGATTTCTATCTTATATTCCACGGTTCAAGAGAAAAGTTTGTTGTACACCAGCCGCCGTTTAAGCAGGAAAGCACAGGAAAGAATAAAGCATCGCGTGTATTCTACGCATTGCAGAACCCACGTGCCAAACAGGATAAAACTAAAAAGGCTGTATCTATTGAAGAATACCGTATGCACCTCAATGGTGAACAGGGATGTGCTATCGAACCTTTGTGCAATGTTACTAATGACGAAGGCACAGTGATAGCTCGTAACATGTGCTACTACGGTGTAATCGATATCGACGTGTACGGACAGCCGGGCATGTTCCTGCACCTTATCAGACGTATGTACGCCGTAGGCTGGAAGTTTACAGCGTTTCAGTCTAAGAGTTCAGGTCTGCATATTTACTTCATGTTTAAGCAGGCAGAACCAGCAGGAAAAGTAATCGATATGCTTCAGAAAATCATCAAGACCTATGGCCTTGATATGCTTTATTGTGATGACAAACACAAAAGCAAGGTTGAGTTCTTCCCTATGCACGCTACAGAAGTTCCGGGAGAGGACGGCAAATGTGTCTTCCTGCCTTATTTCAATGCTGCATCAGGAAAAGCTATGAACCGTATGATTACTGTAGACGGTACTTTCGTAGGCATTGAGAAAGCACTTGAGTGTATCAAGCAGAACTACACCACAGTTGACGAAATGGAAGAGACTTTTGATAAGCTTCCTTATTCGGATGCTCCTTTCTGTATTCAGATGATGGCCCTTACAGGTGCTCTCAATGCAAATGCAGGAAGAAACAACTTCTACTTCCACGCCTGTGTTTACTTTAAGAAGAAGTACGGCAAGGACTATGATTACCTTCCTGAACTTCTTGAGCTTGATGACTGTATGGAAACGCCTCTTCAGTATGAAGACATGCAGGGAATGAAGAGTACAATGGATAGTGCCAACCGCAAGGAATGGAACTACTCCTGCACTAAAGACCCTATGTGTTCTTACTGTAACAAAAAAGAGTGCCGTGAACGACAGTACTCAGGTACACAGAAAAGCAATCCGCAGCAGAACGATAACACAGGCGCGGATATGATGGGCCCTATCTCTAAGGTGCTTGCACGTACCCCTTACTATTTGTGGGAAATTGCGGCCCCGGGGAAAGAACCTAAAATGGTACGCTTTGAGGATGCTGCAGAGCTCCGCAACCAGCTTATCGTTCAGACTAAGTGTATTGACCAGCTCGGGTGGATGCCTCAGCAGGTTAAGAATAATGTTTGGATTGATACCTTAAATCATTGTATGGAAGGTATGAATGAACGTGAGATAACAGTTTCTGCTGAAAGCGATACAACAGAACTGAATGAGCTTCACATGTTACTTGTGAAGTATCTCACTCACCGTCAGGTTATGAACGGCGCGGCTTACATGATTAATGCCGGGCAGGTTTATAAAGAAGGTGATAAGTACTATTTCAATACTGAGGGTATTAAAGATTACCTTCGTATTGAGCGCTATAACCTTGGGCGCACAAACCTGCGTGAAGAGCTCATAAGATTTGGATGCTCTGAGGGCAGCGTAAAATACAGTACTAAGTCAGGGAAAGAGGTCACCGTACGCTGCTGGGTAAAAGCAGATGATGATGAGCTCAACTCTAAGCTTGAGTACTACGATGACATGTATGAGCAGGACGCTTTACGTGCCGCAGCTATCAAACTTGCAGATAAAGAGGACGGTGAGAGCAGCACTTCTAGTGAAGAAGCTGGCGATGAAGACTCACGCTTCTAGGGGGACAGAATGAGGGGAATTAAAGAAATGATTAAGAACGTACTGTTCACAGTACTCATCAGTTTAGTTTTTGCAGGCGGCTTTCTTATAGTTGCCTACGGTGTGGGCCTGATAGTAAGCTCCATCGTACGAATTGTAGGAGCTTAATGTGATTAGTAACTATCTGCAGACAAGCTATAAAAAGCAAGCTGCACAGTTCTTGGAGACTATCCCTGAGGGCTGTGTGATTGAAATTACCGTGCATAGTGAGCAGAAAAAGCTTAAGGCTCCGCGAGCAAGTGTAGCCTTAGCTGGTAAGCCAGCTTATGACTTGGACTTTGTGAATAAGAAATACTTAAATGTTGCAAGAGGTATTGAGTTTTACATGACAGACGCTGAGGCGTTTGCGCTCAATATGTATCTTTGCTCAGGTATACTTGAGCCCATATCGCCACACTGGTGGCCTTATGCAGAACGTAACATTGCACGCCACGGTGACCCTCTCAAGGAGCTGAGGGAAGCCAAGGAGTATGGTTTAGATATTGATTTGTCTTTTTATTAATGGAGTAAATTATGGTTGTAAGATTTAAGACGGAAAATGTTACAATTCACCTAGCAAGTGCCGGGGCAGGCAAGACCACTACCGCGATGAAAGAAATTGCAGACGCGCTTCAGGTCTACCGCCCGGATGAAATTGCCTTTGTAACCTATACACGAAAAGGTGTAGAAACAGGTATTGAGCGTGCACTTGCAGTAAATAAAGACCTTACTCCTGACGACCTTATGCACTTCAAAACACTTCACGCACTTTGCTTCCGCGAGTCTCACTTGGCTCGTAAGAACATCATTACCGCTCAGGACATAGCTCAGTTCAATGCCGAGCTTGGTTTCTCCCTGACTTTATCTGACGCCTTCGGCCATGTATCAGAAGACGACAGACTTTTGCAGAGATACGATGCCGAACGTTCAGGAAGCAAGCGCGGAGTATTCGTTGAGGGAAACTATGACCGTTTCCGCTACGACCGCCTTGTAAACGCTTACAATGCTTTTAAGGATGCACATGACCTTGTAGACTTTTATGACTGTCTTCTCCGCTACATGGAGCAGGGAGAGCCTTTGCAGGGTGTAAAGCTTGCAATCATTGACGAGTGTCAGGACCTGACACCGCTTCAGTGGCAGGTTTGTATGAAAGCCTTTGAAAACGCTGAGCGTATTATCTGCTTGGGCGATGACTTTCAGTGCTTGTACACTTATAATGGCGCTGCCCCGGAACTCTTGGTTGAAATGGCAAGTCACTACAGAACTGTAAAGCATGAGATATCTTACAGACTCCCACGTAAAGTATATGACTTTGCCCGGGGAATTACAGACCTTATTCAGGAAAAAGTAGACAAAGACTACCGTCCTTCAGAGGACAGAGAAGGCTTTGTAACTACTCTTCCTGACCGCAACGTACTTGCACGAACTATTCGTGATGACCTGAAGGCTAACGGACCGAAGCCGGGCCGCTGGTTTCTTCTGTTTCGTACAAACTGTTTCATTGCAGACATATCAATGCTGCTTGAGCAGTTCATAGTTCCGTACCATACGAGCAAAGGTTTCTGTATCCCGGAGCGTGACCTGAACAAAATCGAACGTTACTATAACTACCGAAAGGTAGGATACGGCAGCGAGAGTGCAAAGAAACACTTTATGGAAGAGAACAAAATTACTGACATAAATGACAGCTTTATGCACTCGGAGCTTATCCCGGGCAGAGAAAGATACTTCTATCAGGATTTGGTAGATACTTGGGGACTTGAGCGTCTCAAGGAAATGTCAAAGATGACCGAGCCGTTTTGCCTTCTGTCTACTGTGCACAGAGTAAAAGGCGGTGAAGCTGACTATACAGCGATGTTCATGGACTGCACAAGAGTAGTCAGTGAGAACATCACACTGAACGCAGATGAAGAGCTCCGCGTTCTGTACGTTGGATGTACCCGATGCAGGGAAGGGCTGTACCTCATCCCTGCTTCCGGCAAGTACTCGCTCTCAAGACTTGTAGACATTGTGAAGGAGCTGAACGATGAATAAAGAAGAACTGGCAAAGAAATGGGTAAAAGAGAACTGCTGTGAGTGGTGCATGAACGCAGATGACTGTGCTGCAGGTACGGTAAAGTGTCACGCAATCGACGCTTTTATTGCAGGGCTCAACATGAAGATAAACATAACCACAATTTCAGATGCACCTTGCAAGGAGCTGGCCAATGCTTAGTTACATAATGTTAGTTGCAGGGATTTTATGTGAGGCTGTTGGTATCTACTTACTTATACAAGTTATCAGGGGGAAGCTATGAATATCACATACAGTAAAGACGGAACAGACGGAAAAGTAATCGACATTAAAGGTTTTCTTCTGCCCAAAGTTCCTACACATCCTGAGCGATGTCAGCTGTGTGGCAAAGAGCTGACAGAGTATGAAAAGAAAAATCCGGGCGAAATAAAGTGGATAAAAGACGGAAAGCTTATGGAAGTTGCTTCTGCTTACTACTGCTTTGATTGTGTACAGAAGATAACGGGTGAAAAGATTAAAGAGCCTGAGCCTCATGGTGACTGGGTAGTCAGAGGCGAAGGGCCGATGTAAGGAGTAAGCATGGACATAGTATGTATTGTTTTAGGAATTATTGACCTGAATAAACCTTCACTGATTTTAAGCATCTGCACTATTGCTGCAGGGCTGATTGAAGCTGTAGCATTGGCCAAGGCGAAGTCAGACGGCACAATTGCGTGGCTGGCAGCGATGTTTGCTATCATAGTAGGCACTGCTAAGATTTGCTTGATGTAGGAGACAGCTATGAGAGTTGAAGAGTTAGTTCATGCAGGTTCAGATGAACCACCTAAGGTTGGAGACAAGTGCACAGAGCACTGTTATAGTGACGCTCATGCCTGTCAGGTTGTGTGGGTCTCGAAGTCAGGAAAGACTATGCGTATACGACACAACAAGTATCATGTTGAAGGTCCCGGGGGAATGGGACATCAGGACTGGGTACTGCATGAGAACGAGTTTGAGGGTGAGGAAATCGTATGCACCAAGCGCCGTAATGGTGACTGGCGTGTAAAAGGGCCACACGGTAATTATATTGCACTTGGCCAGTGGCATAAGTATTATGACTGGGAGTTTTAGGAGTAAATATGAAAAGAAAGATTAAAAGGCTATGGAAGCTTTATCAGGAGTTGAGAAGACTCCGTAGGGTGAACAATGAAATTGTTAAAGAGTGCAACAGAGCTAATGACCGTTTAGCGGCTGCAGAAGCAAGGGCACTCCAGCTTGGAGACTACGCAACATCCCTTGAAGAGAAGCTTAGGCGGCGCGGCCACAGAGTTCTTCTATGCGTTCCGAATACGGATGCAATAGTAAGTCCTTATGCTGTGAATCCGTACACAGAAAAGAGTCGTGCACGTCAGGTTGAACAGAAGTTGACAGACCATATGAAGATACGACTTATAGACGGTTTGCTTGAGCAGGGATGGCTTAAGAAGACTCAGACCAATGATTTTGAGACTGTTTACAGCCTGTGGCTGGTAGAGGAATAAAGGAGGTATGATATGTCTTTTTTTGCACAGTTCTGTGGTGTCTGCGCGTGCGTAATTTTTGGTGCACTTGCCTTACTGGCCTTAGGATATGTTACGAAGGCTGTACTGGGGTATCTTGACGATATTGGAGACTCACTGGATACATTGAAGTATAAATACAATAAGTACAAAAAAGAAAAGGAGCAGCAGAGATGAAATTTCGTATCTTAAATAAAGACCCGGTTTACGACCTTAGAGAGGATAACAAAATCACAGAGGGCATAGACCTGAGCGAAGTTATGATTATCAACCGTCCTACCGGGGATGAAACAGAGTGGTGGATAAAGCAGATTTTGACAAATCATTCTACCCTGCGCTGTGTTCGCTTCAGGATGACTGCTAAGGCGTCTAAGTCTGTTGTCATGCAGATTATCCGGGCAACTAAGGAAAACCCTCAGCCTGAAGTACAGAGCAGCCGTCCTGACTGGACAGGGAAGGAAAGAAGCTCAGACCCTTACGAGGAAAAGCTTTTCATTCAGGACCACAGTGCTTGGAGCTTCATTGAAATGGCCAAGCAGCGCCTGTGTGCTAGAACTGAAGCTAACACTCGTAAGTTTATGAATGACGCAGTGGAAGAGCTCAAAAAGAGCGATGAACCTTTCCTGCGTGCCGTAGGATACTTATGTCATCCTGTATGCTGGTGGTATGGCGGCTTATGTCCGGAGATTAAAGGATGCGGAAGAGAGCCTAAGCTTTCTGACAAAGTCATAACGCAGTACAGGCTTGCACAGGAGAGAGACGATGAGAAAGGTAACTAAAGACTGGCTTGAAAACGGTGATGACCACGGCTTTTATCTTATCGGCTCCGACGACCGTGAGGCTTTTTACCCTGCTATTATTGGGCTGGCCAAAGATAAAAGCCATGTAGCCTATAGCTTTGAAAAACTGGTCAGATGCTTCATGGATAAGGAAAACTGGGATTGGGATACAGCTATGGAATGGGTTATTTACGATGTGGAACGAGCACTGCCTTACTATGGTGACAAAGCTCCTACCATCCTGCCAAATAATTTCATCAGTAGCAGAAATAAATATTATGAACCTATTAAAATTGTGGAGGATAAAAATGGGTAACAAGTTCGGGCTAAAAGCAAGAGATGGATACCAGCCTGAAAAGAAGCTTACAGGCGAGGTGATACCACCGAAGACAGGCAGCAATGTAGTAATACCTAAGAGAGTTGAGCCTGCACAGGACAACATCAGGCCTTGGGAAATGGCTCAGGCTTCTGTGATGAGAGGCCTTATGGACGACCCTCATGGAGACGCTACACCAACACAGCGTAAAATCCGTGAAATTACGGACGCTATGAAGGATTTACTTTTATATAAAAATAATAAGTACGGTGACAGTGCAATCAACCCTAAGAAAGTTTTCTACAAGGGTGATGCCACAAACTCTATTCTGATACGCCTTGACGACAAACTTGGCCGTGTTATGTCAAACACAGAAGAAAAGCCACGTGTTAATGACGTGTGTGACATCATCGGCTATTGTACTCTCCTGCTTATCAGCATGGGAGTAACACCTGAAGACATTGCAAAGTTTAAGGATTAGGAGGATATATGGATACAGAATGGCTCAGTAAAGCAGTACAGACAATTAAGGACGGTATCGCCGATAAACTTGAAAAAGACAATACTAAAGTTTACCGAGTACCAAGTCCGAACGGAAGCAGTATTATCAGAATTGATATAAAGGAGGATTGATATGGATTTTGGAATGGCTTTAATTGCTTTGAAGCGTGGCGAATGTGTCACACGCACAGGCTGGAACGGCAAGGGTATGTTCCTGACACTTCAGCCGGGGTCAGAGGTTGACGGAGACAGTATGCGTAATGACGGAGCTAAGAACTATTACTCCGGCTGTAAATGCAGAATTGCTCCTCATATTGATATGAAGGCTGCTGATGGAACATACGTTGTAGGATGGCTTGCTTCTCAGACTGATATGCTCGCTGAGGATTGGGAGATTGTACATCCTGTTCCTTTCAAGGACGAGGAGCACGTAAGATGCTAGGATTAAATGAATATCAGAAAATGGCACACGAGACTGCAAAGTATCCGTGTGGACTTATTGCCGGTGACAACATCAACACTGTTGTTAATTATCTCTACCCTGCTTTGGGCTTGGCCGAAGAAGCAGGAGAAGTTGCAGGCAAGTACGCTAAAGCGCTCCGCGACTGCTCAGGTGAGATTGATGAAAAACGAAAAGAAGCAATCGTCAAAGAGCTCGGGGACGTTATGTGGTTTGTGGCTGAGCTTGCTACCTGCCTTGGTGTTGATTTGGATTTGGTTGCAGAAATGAACCTGCAGAAACTTGCTTCACGCAAAGCAAGAGGAAAGATAAATGGCGACGGAGACGAAAGATAAAAAGCCGTCTTCTCCTGCCCGGCACGGTATACCTTCCTCTGAGAAAGAGCTCAGGGAAAGTGAGAAGTGCTGGAAGGACATGGATGACTGTTTTTCCCTGCTTGGCAAAAGAAGTAGCAGTAAAGGTAAATAGGTTGTATAATAAGGCATAAGATATACGACCTATAAGGAGGAAACTATGGGTGCAATTCTTACTGATGATGTCCCAGTAAAAGAACTCCTCAAAGGTACAGGTTATAATGTACCTGAGGATATGATGGACAAGACTTGGGGTGATGCCACAAGCGGTGGTGGAGACGTAACTCTTATCGACCTCTCAGCAACAGAGAATAAGGTTTACACTCCTGACGAAGGAAAGGCTTACAAGAAAGTTACTGTCAATGTTCCTTCTCCGACTGTAAAGCTTTCAGCTTGGAAGAACGAAACCAACATCGTCTACACCAAGACTGCCGAGCCTACAACTGCTGACAAGGCACTCGTTCCGGCAGCAACAGGCCTTTCAGAGGCTGTTATTGCTGCAGTAGCTGCAGAGTTCGCTTCTATCACAATCGGTGAAACTGTTTACGCACGTTACACTGACGGAGACGTTACTGTTGCTTAGCAGCTGAAGCTTAAAAGTGCAGATTTTTTCTGCACTTTTATTTCACGAAAAAAGAAATAATTTTTATTGACAATTATTATTGGTAGCTATATAATGATTGTAGACTTCATATGAAGGAGGGCAGAAATGAAAGTAAAGGTATATGCTATTATCGGTGCTATCTGTTTCGCAGCAGCTGTCGTTGTAGGTTACTTCTGTAACTTCAAGGGCGACGCTATCGTACAGGTTGCTCTCGAAGCCTTTGGTTTTGCTTCGCTGATTATTGCGAACGTAAAGAAAGCAAAGGAAGAAGGAAGATTTGGCTGGAAGTTTATCTTGGCTATGGTACTCGCTGTTGCTGGCGGTGTGCTGTGTGCTATTGGTATGGTTTCAGATGCTATCTTCGCTACAATTGCAGGTGCAGTTCTCGGACTCATCGCAATCTTTGCAGGTTTATTTACACTTAAAAAGCAGTAGCTTTTATCCTCTCCTGTATTGAGCAGTGCAGGAGAGGATTTAGTATTAGGAGTAATGATGAAAAAACAAGGTGTTTTATATGGACTATTGATATTGCTGGCTTTAGCAGCAGCTATCGGAACGAACGTCGCTAAAATAGATTACTGGCAGAATAAGTTTGACTATCAGACTGCCATCAATGAAGGACAATCAAGACAGATAAAAGAGCTTCAGAAAGAAGTTCGCATGCTTAAAACGGATGTGCATATCCTGCAATATGGATTTGAGGAGTCAGAATGAAAAAGCTTATCATACTTGGAAAAGCTCCCGTACAGGGAAAGGCAGGAATAGATGCGAAAGTTGATTATCCTGATTGTGACGTTTGGACGGTCGGCACTCATAAAATTGCAAACGCAGATAGATATTATGAGTTTCACGGCATTAATGTCCCGGGAAGAGAAATGGTTCGAAACGTATCAACGCAGACAGAGCTAATGGCCGAGCTTATTCCCCTGAATAACTCAGTCTGCATAATGCTTGCTGAGGCTTACTTTGAGGGTTACACAGATATTGAAATCCTTGGCTCTCCAATGACTGCCCGGGACGAGTACCTTAAACAGCGTACAGCTTTAGCTATGTGTATTGGGTACATTCGCGGGCTCACACAAGAGAACGTACATATAGAGTGGCCGGACGAACCTGAGTATGTGAACTATTTTGAAAAATATCAGGAGGGGAAATGAGCGACTTTTTAGATTGGTCAATGCCAAGGCAGGATGCGGTTGTACATGAGATATGCGAGATACTTGAGAAGCATCATATACCTTACAGGCATACAAGAATGAACCGGCCTGCAAGGTCTCTGACCTTAATGGCTCCGGGCTGTGACGCACAGGCTTTAATGGCTGTGTACGTAGAACAGGATAAAATCATTGACGAGCTCAGAAAAGAACTTTTCAAGCTCAGGGGGATGACAAAGAATGAGTTCAAAGAGACCGAAGGTTTACTTCATAGCAAATAACGGAATTAAGATTGAGCTGAGAGGTTTTGGCCCTGCTTCTATCTACGCACAGGAGCAGGTAAGGAACGAGCTGACAAAAGCTTTTCAAGTGCCTAAGGATATGGTTTTCCCTACAGAAGTATTAGCACTTACAGATAAGAATAAATTGGAAGGAGAATTAGATGTTCAAGTTTAAGAAAAAGAAGTGGCCTTTGATGGGCCCTATTGGTGTAGGTTCGCTGGCTGAGGTTGGCCGTAGACTCAGATGGCTGGAAAGAGACCTGATGAAACACGGTATGGGAGTAGCACAGGACAGCTTGGATGTTGTACCACAAGGAGATAAGTATGTTGATGTTTACATACACGTTGTTCTGTTCAAGAACCCTGTCAAGGATGTAATTCCTAAGGAATGTAAGCTATGCCTAGAAACAGAAAAGCACACGACGTCATCCACCTAACTAACGGTCATAAGGTGCTTATCCTGACTAATAAGCCTCATAGCCGTGAGTACAAACAGCTTATGAAAAAGGAAGCCGAAATGTGGAAAGAACGTTTTGACGATGCACTTATAGCTTTTGCAGCTGATAATCAGGAAGAAGCGCTTAAGGCATTTGAAAAGAAGTGGAGTGTAAAGCTATGACTAAAGAACTTAAGCAAAAAGCAAAGAAATGGGTAAAAGAAAATACACATACTGAACCATCTGCAATTTTTGGAGAAATAACGGTTTATCCTTCTGCTGAAAAAGGTTACATTGCAGGAGCAACAGAAGCAACAAAGGCACTGAAAGAAGAAAACGCAGACCTTAAAGAAGAAGTTAATAAGATAGCCTTTGCTAGAGGAAGTCTTGAAAAAGAAAACGCAGAACTGAAAGCATTTAAAGAAAAGTGCAAGTTTAATGTCAGTGATATATTTAAAGATATTGAAACTGAAAACAATCTCACCAAAGCAAAAGAACTTCTTAATGAGTTTATGAGGATAAGTAAAGCAAGTGATGAAGATTTTGAACACGATTATTCAGAACTGATTGTAGAAGCAGAAAACTTCTTAAAAGAAAGCGAGGTGGAGAAATGACAGAAGAACTTAAACAGAAAGCAGAAGAATACGCAGATAGACACGCAATTATTCACACTAAAGATGTATACATTGAAATACAAGATGCCTACATCGCAGGAGCAACCGAAAACAGTATTCAATGGCACGACCTTAGAAAAGACCCGAACGACTTGCCGAAAGAAGATTGTGAAGTTTTTGCAATCGTTGAAAGTGACGGAACTTTATATAAGAGTGTTGAAAATTATTATTTGGATAAAACAGATACTTTTGACGGCTGGGGAACTTGTCAAAAAGTTATCGCTTGGTTTGATTCACAGTTTAAGGAGTAAGTATGATAAGCAGTATTGTATGGATTGTTTTGGTAGTGCAGGACAAAATAGACGCACAACACGCACCTTGGGAAATATACTTACCGATTGTGTTTGTTGAGCTGGTTGTGTATTTGAAATTACTTCCGAAGATTGCAGATTTTATTGATAAGGTTATGAAAAACAAGGTGGAAGGCGAATGAGTGAAAAAGAATATAAAATAAAATGCGAAAATCTGTTCAAGAGAAATACTATACTACTCAATCAACAAAAGGCAGACGCAGAGCAGATAAGAGCCTTGCAGAAACAGAACGGAGAACTTACGGACAAGGTAAGGGAACTTGAAGCACAGATAGAGAAAATGAAGTGTTGTGAAAATTGTAAACATCATCACTTTATGGGCGATGAATTGAAATGCAGTTTAGATTATGACACCGAGTTTGAGTGTCTGAAAACTAAACAAAATTGGGAGTTAGCAGAATGACAAAAGAACAAATTAAACAGAAAGCAGATATGTATATAAAAGATTTTCATAACACTGAACTGTCTGCAACAGATTTGATATTGTTTGCTGAACAGTTAATAAGCGAAGCAACAAAGGAACTTGAAGCACAGATTGAGCAACTTGTTTATTTTCACAATGAAGATGTAAACACAATTAAATTATTGAATGAGCAGATAGCAGAACTTGAACAAAAAATCAGCGTTTTACTCTCTTGTAAAAATTGCCCAGAAAACAAAGGTGGTTTTATTTGTCAGAAAGAGTATGAAGATAAATGCCTTGCACAAAAGATACAGTACATTAAGGAACTGAAAGAAGAAAATGCAGAACTGAAAAAGGTTGCAGAGTTCCAACAGTCTAGCAATATGAGCAGACACTTTGAAAACAAGAAACTCAAAGAAGTTCTTGCAGTTGACTCAACTTTCAACAAGGCTCTTAATTCAATGAATAAAAGCCTTGAAGAAGAAAGGGATAAATACAGAAATATGGTGTTTGATAAAGATGAACAACTCACCAAAGCAAAAGAGATAATTCACAAGGTATGTTATGAGTTTGGTATTTATGACAAAGATTTTATGGAAAAAGCAAAGCAATTCTTGAAGGAGTAAAACTATGACAGAAAAACTTAAACAGAAAGCAAAGAAATGGGTAAAAGAAAATACACATACTGAACCATCTGCAATTTTTGGAGAAATAACGGTTTATCCTTCTGCTGAAAAAGGTTACATCGCAGGAGCGACCGAAGCAACAAAGGAACTGCAAGAAGAGTTAGACTATGCAAAAAGTAACTGCTTATTTTCTGATTGTGACAGAGTTGTAAGACTAAAATCACAGATTACAGAACTTGAAGCACAGATAGAGAAAATGAAATGCTGTGAGAATTGTATACATCATAGTTTTTGGGGGGACGAATTAAAGTGCAACCTTATGAGTTATGATGATGGATTTAAGTGCCTAAAAGATAAAAGTAAATGGGAGTTAGCAGAATGAAGTATATTTCACTGGATATTGAAACAGATGACCCTTACCTCAAAGACCACGGAGCTATAAAGGCCCGGGGCACTTCCTGCGTTTTCGGGCGCGGTCGTATTATCGTAGTCGGAGTGTACGACGGAAAGCAGAAGAAAAGCTATGACGGAAACGGTGGAGCTGCCATCAGAAAACTCTTCCTGTCTCCTAATGTTACAATCATCGGTGCAAACATTCAGTACGATGCTGTGTGGCTCATTTTGTCTCATGGCATTAATCCTAAGGATGTGAAGTGCCACTTCATAGATATATCAATTGTAGAAAGTTTAATTGACGAGTATCAGAAATATTCTCTTGATGACCTTGCAGTAAAATATCTGCATGAGCATAAAGGTAAAGATGCTCTTGAAGATATCTGTGCACGCCTCGGCCTGCATGGAGACTTCCGTGGACACCTCGGTACTCTTTGGGATAAAGGATACAAGCAGGAGACACGTGATTACGTAATTTCGGATGCTGACCAGCCTTGGCGTATTTGGGAACTTCAGAAACCTATCATCGAAGCTCAGGGTTTGCAGCGTGCTTTTGAAATGAATATGGCCATGCTTCCTGTAACTATCTTTATGAAGGTACGCGGTGCAAAGTTTGATTTTGCCAAGTGGCAGGTAAACTGTGAAAAGGCCGGGGAGCCTTATGCACAGCTGAAAGCTGACTACGAGCACAACTATGGCGAAGTAAACATCAACTCACCTAAGCAGCTTGCTGAACAGATGGATAGGTTTAATGTTCCTTATAAATGTAAAATCAACATTAAAGGCTGGCAGGTACAGGGAAGAAAGTTTAAGAACGCTACGGACCTCTTCTCTGACGATGAGGTAATCAAGCAGAGAAAAGCACTCAAAGATGTATTCAATGGACTTCAGATAGTAAAGGACAGCGAGCGTAGAAAGCGTCTTGTCCTGTTTGTGCCGAAGCGTTATGCAGAGCGCACCTGTCAGCAGATTTACAATATGGGCTATGAAGTGTCTTGCAATCCGTGTATCAACAAAGCGTTCTACACAGAGTATGCAGGAAGCTATCAGATTGTAGCAGACCTCGTTCAGTACAAGCAGGCAAAGAACATCGTTGATAAGTTCCTTGGCCCTCAGTTCGGCAGATTTATCGTTGCTATCTACAAGGACGGTTCTCGTTCCCCTGCCTTTGATGACAAGGGAGTATTCATTGCAGAAGGAGCTATAGACTATCGTTTGTGCTGTACCTTTAACATTGTAGGTGCAAGACAGACAGGCCGTTTGTCAGCTACGACTCCAAACCTGCAGCAGGTTCCTTCAAAGACTGTGCTCTTTGAAAAGACGGACCATCCTGTCGACTTAGCCAAAATGTGCCGTGAGTGTTTCGTAGCCGAGAAGGGTCACGCTTTTGTAAAGTTCGACTACTCAGCTCAGGAAAACCGCTTGGCTGCTCAGTTTGCCCCGGGAAAAAACGGAGAGCGCATCCGTCAGATGTACAGAGACGACCCGTTCCTTGATGAGCACTCTTACGTTACAGAAGTATCAGGACTTGCTGAACAGCACGGTAAAAAGGCAGGAAGAAAGTACGCTAAGAACCTTCGTTTCGGTGTAGGCTACGGTATGCAAATCCCTCGAATGATGACTCAGTTCGGATGGACTCAGGAGTTTGCTGAAGACCTTTATGACAAAGTTGCTTCTGCTGCACCTTGGCTGTTCGAGCTTATGGAGCAGGTTCAGAAAGTTGTTATCAGCCGTCGCTATATCCGCACTCTTGTAGGCCGTCGTGTTCACATGCAGCCGGGCAAAGATAAGGATGCTTATAAGTTTATGAACTACCTTATTCAGGGCTCAGCCTCTGACATGACTAAGCTCGCAACAGTTGCTGTGTTTGCAGGAATGATGAAAGCTTGGGAAACAGAGCAGCAGACAGTTGATGAAATTGCCATCACCGTTCACGATGAGGATGACTTCGACATCGACTGTACAGATGTAGAAAAGGCTGTAAAGAGAACTATGGAAATCCGTAACGCTATGGAAAATACTTCCGGCTGTGACCTTCCTATTATCTCCTGCCCTGAAATCGGTACTTCTTGGGCTGACGGTATTGAATGGGAGCCTGCGCTTGGAGACTGCGAAGACTTCGTTCGCAGAGCTTACACAGCTATCCACGACGGTACTTTCCCTGCCTTCAGCAAGCTTGTAAAGAAGTACTCAAGCAGAGAAGAAGATGACGGACTTACCTTCGCTCAGTTCTGCTACAACGTGGAAGAAGAGGAAGCTGAGGAAGCCGAAACCGCATAAACCATGTAAAAATATTGCATAAATTGTAATAATTTTTATTGACAATCTTTATCGCTTGCTATATAATTAAGCCATGATTAAGACAAATAAGACAGTTGATAAGAAACTTCCGGTTTACATATCAGGCCCGATAACGAGCCTGTGTAAACTCGGACAGGACTGGAAAGCGACGTTCAAAGGGGCAGAGGCAGCTTTGCGTCGCCTAGGGTTCAGGGAGATACATAACCCTGTAGATATTGCAATCGGTGTCGAGGCTATGTGCAGTGCGTTTGACCGCACGCCTCAGTACGCTGACTATATGAAGGCTGACCTTGAGATACTTCTGAAGTGCAATACAATCCTTATGCTTAAAGGCTGGGAAGGAAGTAAAGGAGCACTGCTTGAGTATCAGATAGCACAGGCCCTCGGGTTAGAGGTGATGTATGAGCGGTAATGCGTATTATGTGCCTGACAAAGAGTTCAGTAACGAACAGGCCTTTAAGACTTGGTGCATGACTGAACTTAGACATTCCTACAAGGCCATATTTGAGGTCGAGAACGAAGAAAAAGAGCCGGGCTTTCCCGATGTACTGGCTATAGACTACGATGACAAGGCACACTTTTACGAGTTCAAAGTTGCTTATAAAGGCGGCAGGTTCACATTCGAGCCTACACAGCCGAGGTTTTTTAAGTTTTATCCATACTTGGATATTCATGTTATGGTGTGGGATGCTGAGCAGCATACGATATACTGCATCCCGGCTATTCTTGCTGCTAATGCTACGCTGGCAAAGTGTACATTAACACTTAATGTAAGGAAGATTTAATATGGGACAGAAGTTTGTTATTGTAAATACAGAAGCTTTCTCAAAATCAGGGCTAAAGACTAAGAAGGTAGTAACAGAAAAAGACCTGCCGGAAATCGTACAGGCTTTTCTTTCCTGCTGTCCTGACCCTTTTATCGTACTTGATGAAAGCTCACGCATTAAGACCAACACTCCTGTGTCTGAGCAGAAGAAGTCTACACGCACACGTCTTATCAAGCTTTTGAATAAGCACGGTGACCGTATGGCTCTTACAGGTACATTGATGTCTAAGTCACCACTCAACTTGGTGGACCAGTATCAGTTCCTTGACCACTCAGCTTTTCCTGAAGGAATGTTTGCACTTGCAGAGCGTTACTGTATTATGATGACACTTCCTGCTCGTCGTGCGGCTCGTATCCTTCTTCCTGAACATTCAGGAAAGGAAGACCGCAACTCTTGGTACGGTATCAGAAAAAGACTGGCACGTGCGTACGCTATCGGTGGAGACACAAGACTTGGAATTGCTATGGCTCAGGTTACAAAGGAGCTTAATATTTCTTATGAAAACCTTTTGTGGATTATTGCTCATAAGACTTATAAACCTTTTAAGAGCACAGCACCTTTGATGAAACGCTTCGCAGGTTGCACAGAAGTCGTAAGTCGTGAGGATGCTTTCAACACTAGTCTTGAGAAGTACATCAAAGCACCTATCGTGCGCCGTGTACAGCTGTCAGAGGAAGCTAAGAAACTTTACAAGCAGCTTGTAGAGCTCGGCTTTACTGACAACCTTGTGCTTGGTAAGAGTGCGGCTTTGGAGCTTTCACAGCGTCTTATGGATGTATGTAACGGCTTCGAGCCAATCTCTTCCTGCCTCTCCTGTGAGGAAGAAGGCAAAGGTGCTAACATTCTTCACAACCTCTGCCCACTTCACGCAGAGTGTAAGAAGCCTAAAGCTACCTTTAATCCGCTTAAGGAAAACCCTAAGCTGGATGCAGTTATGGAGCTTGTAGAGGAAATTGACCCTGAAGAACATCAGATTGTTATTTGGGCCTGCCGTACAAACTTCATGGACCTTCTTTGCAAGACCTTGAACGAGGCTGGTATTCCAGCTTGTTGCTTCTCAGGACAGCAGGATGATAAGCAGAAGAAGGATGCACGCGAAGGTTTCTTAGAGGGCCGATACCGCGTCTGTGTAGCTAATCAGCAGTCAGCAGCATATGGTGTAAACTTTATGAAGAACTGTGACTACACTATCTACGCCTGCTCTAATGCTTCTGTAGAACAGGACTATCAGAGCCGTCACCGCTTCTTACGTGGTGAAACAAAGCGTATGAAATATGCTTACCGTATTTTTGTGGAAGGTTCAGTTGAAGAGAGCATCTACTCTGCACTTGACCTTGGTAATGAGCTTATTGGTGAAACCAATAATAAAGAGACTTTTGCTCTTAAGGAGACTGTATGAGAAAGCCTTATAAATATCAGCAGGACATAATCGACCGCTCGGTAGGTCGTAAGTTCACAATGGTACAGGCTGCCTGTGGCACAGGAAAGAGTTTGATTTCAGGTCAGACCGCAATCCGTAAGGGTAAGCCTACTTTAATCATTACGCCTAAAAACATCGTGGATGACTTTAAGGCTGAGCTCATGGCCGACGGAGTTCCTGAAGAGGATATATTGGTCTATCGCGCATCAGACAGCCATAAAAACGGCTACATCGAAGCTGTAATTAAATGGCTTGGCGAATGTCAAAAAGTAGCTGAGGCCGAGGCAGAACTTGACTGCCCGGACCCGGATGAACAGTACATATTCTAGGGGGATATGATGATTGCAGAAAATAAGCATCTTGTGCTTGGGATGAAATACATTGCAGGGCAGAAGAACATAATATTTGAAAACGGTGTCGTTTGTACTCCTGCTGAGTTTGCAGCTTCGGAAATGCTCAGTAAAGAAGAGGCCGGGGCTTGGATGCAGGAAATGATAGGCCGTGAGGACCGCTATAAGTTTGATTATCAGTACGCTAGAACCACAGGTATCTTGCGTCACTATCAGAAGAAACCTCAGACGGTTCCTGCTCCGGCTGAAACACGCACATCTGTAGAAAAGCTACAGAAAACACAGGTTCACAGGAAAATTACTCCTGCCTTAATTATCCTGCTTGTTATGAGCGTTACAGGTATCTTAAGTGCTGTGATGTCTGATTACCACACAACAGTGGTGAATACAATATTCGGGCGTCCTGTAATTGTCGGACTTATTACAGGAACGGTAATGGTATTGTTCTCTGCTACTGCATTTACAGCAGCACGCTGGTTTTGGAACGAGAAAGGATTTGCCCGGGCATTTTCTGTTCTGTTTACAGGCCTTGGTATCATGGTAATTGTTTATTCAATGATGTCTACACTCATTGTAAATTACGACGCTTGGAACAAGACAGCGACAGAAGAAAAGATTGAGACTGCTTCCAACAGTGAAGAGCTTGCAGCTTTCGATATAAAAGTGCAGCTTAAAAATGAAGAGCTCGCAGGCCTGAAGAGCACTGAAGCTGATTTACTGGAACAGGCTGAATACTGGAAGGATAAAAGCTGGAAGCGTTACGACGCTATACAGGAGCAGATAACTGAAGCCCGCAGCAAGATTACCGCTGTGAGAGCAGAACTTTCTTCCCTGATTTCTGAGCGCCCTCAGGTTGCTTCAAAGGCAGGAGAAGAGAAAGAAGACGCGTTTACGTTCCTGTCAACATTTATCAAAATAAGTCCTAGAACTCTAAGACTTTTTATGCAGGCGGTTCCTGCGATGTTCTTTGACATCATTGCACCGTTTGCTTTATCTTGTGCGATTTATTTAGCTGAAAAGAAGAAGGAGGAATAAGATGGAAGAGAAAGCTAGAAAGCGCCGTGCGGATGCTATGGAGTGCACCTTTAAGTTTTACAACTGTGCTCAGTTGACTATTTTCTTTAGTGACACCAAGAAGACTTACATGTTCGAACCTGTCATTATGAAGAAGGCAAAGGCCGTAGCAAAGTATGAGCAGCCTGTTTTCAGTCTGTACCGCGACCTGCATAAGACAAAGGCTTGGACCACTCTCTATGGCATGCGTGCCATTGATATTGATGGCTTTAATGCTGAAGGTCACTGCTGTAAAATTGAAGTACATCAGGGAGCAGGAAAAGACACGCTCTTGGCGTAAAAAAACGAGCCCCCGGAGTACGAGGGGCTCTTGGACGAATGAATGAAATTAAAGAACAAGTATGTTTTAATATGACTGTATTCAGTATATACGCATACTCCGTAACTGTCAAGCCTAAACTGCAGGAACAAAACGTGCTGTGTAAACTACATCGCCGTCATCGACAACGATAGTAGACAGCTGTTCGTCTGTACCAACAAGCTTATCTTTACAGTACCATCCATCAAGTTTCCAGCCTTCGGCAGGACTTGCGATAAGCACTACACTTTCTCCCTGCTTTGTGTTCACAGGTATCATAGGGTAGGCTTTACATCCTGTACAAACGGCAGGAGGTGGATAGGCCTCAGCTGTGACTACGGCATCTTTATAAGTGCCGCCCTCAGTTACGCAGTTGTTACGGAAGATATTAATTACAGGGCTTTCGTCCTCATTAATTGCTTCCATAACACCTTTAATGTTGTCAGCGATGATACGCTGCATTTTATTGTCTGCCGTTACGACAATGAACTCATAGGTCTGCATTAATTGCCTCCTTTGAACTTAAGATACCCGAGCAGATTTTTGGTATCACGTCTTACAACTTTAGCGCCGTCCTGAAGCACTCCGTTCTGCTCAAATACGAGCAGGGAAGAAGCATCCAGTTTAGCAATGACTAATGCTACATGGCCGTACTTATTAGTAGGGGTTGCACCCCAAACGGCTACAGTGCCATACTGTGGCACCGCGTTTTTGGAAAGTCGAGTGAAATATTTTTTCTCTTGTGGAAGGTCACCGTATCTTTCGTACAGCTCCTTAGCACCGTCTACGCTTCCTGTATGTGGAATGTCAAGAACATCCCGGCAGTACTGCCTGAAAAGGTCCACACACTGAGCTCCGAAAGCTCCATCGAAGTCTACCTTTTTTCCACAGTACCTAGTTATAAACTGTTCAAAGTACATCTACCTAGCCTCCTATGCCTAGATGTCCGAAGAAGAAGCCCCCGAAGAAACCACCTAACAGACAGCCTAAACCTGCACCAAAGTTCTTGAGCCAGTTAAGACTTGAGGATTTCCTCTGCTCTTTTGATGAGCTCTTTAGAGCGTCTATTGTTTTCTGCTGCTCGTCTATTATCTTCTGCTTGCTCTCCGACAATTCGGTCAGTTTCTCGATTTGCTTCTCTTGCTCGCTCGATTGCTTCTCTAGTTGTTCGTTCCGCATCTGCGAGCGCTCGATTATCTTCTCCTGCTCTTCGTTCAAGTTCTTCAATTCCCGAACTATTTGTCTTAGTTCTTCCGCTTCCGAGTCCGACAACGATAACGACCACAATGATTGCGATAATGCCACTGATAAGAGCAGGAAGAAACTTAATAAGCGTTTCATTCATCAGACCCTCCAAACTTCTTATTTATACCCTTTTTAATGCTCTGCAAGATTACATCATAGAACAGGGTAGAAACAGATACTACCAAAGCTGCGTCCAGTGCCCATACAGGTACAAACGGAGCAACAGAAAGGAGGCCGAAAACTATTGTGATAATAACCCACACAAATCCCGGGACCTTCTTTTTCTTGTCAAAGTTTTTAATCATTTCGACTGTACCGACAACCGATACAATCTGTTTTGCAAATGTAAGTACTTCTTCCATAATGCCGTCGTCTCCTTTTACTTTAGCCCAATTTTTGCAAGGATAATCATAAGACAGGCTGCAATAATTGTCTCGATAACGAGCTTTGAATAGCGCTCAAACTTGTCAGCTTTGTCCTTGAGCGGTGCTTTCTGAAGGTCACCTATTTTGGCATCATAGGTTTCCTTCATTTTTTCAAGCTTTATGTCGAGACCATCAACCTTTCTGTCTACCTTGTTGATGCTTTCTTTTAGCTCCACGTTGTCCTCGCTCCTGACCTTCTCGAATGTGTCAAACTTAGATGTCAATACTGCTACGCTCTTGACGAGCTCCACAAGCAGCGAATTGTCGCACTGTGCGTGCATTACTTCATCTTCTTTCATAGGTGTCTCCTTCACCTGCTACCGCCAGCAGGTGTTTAGCTTAGATTGCTTCAAAGCGTGCTTCGTATTCAATCACAGCAGGTACAGGAGAAGCAGACTCTACTACGACAGCAGCTTCCGCATCCTCAGAAAGCTTTGTAGCTCCCTGATACCAACCAACAAAGTTGTATCCCTCAGCCGCAATAGCAGAAAGGAATACAGTGTCCCCAGCCTTAACCTGTCCACCATGAGCAGGATAAGAGCGACAGCCTGCAGTGTAAGCAGTGTCCTCTACAGTTGTAGTAAATGCAAGAGCAGGGTCAGGAACAGAAACTCTGATACCTGAACCAGTCTTCTGAAGTACACTAGGCTCCTGATTATCCTCAGAAAGGATTTTAGCAGCCTCTTCCATAGTCTGTGCGTTGCACAAAGCTGTAGCCCCACCTACATAAGTGGCTTTATAGCTGTTCAACATTTTAGTTGCCATATTGACCTCCACAAAAAATATTATAAGCCATAACAGGCTTGATTACAACAGTTCTGTGTCAGGAAGAACAATGGTCATTCCCGACACGTATGGCCTGTTCACAGGCCGCTCAACTCCACCGTCTATAACAGTTTCAGTGTCATAGTCTTCAGCGTAGGCTTCTGCAACCTCTGTAAAGCTGTCAGTAAGCTGGTGGCTGTCAGAAGGAGTAGGGACTTCCCCGGCAGCATTTAAGAGGTTTGTTTCCTCTGCTATGATGCTCTGATAGTCAGCCTTGTGATGATTGAACCAGCTGGTTATCGCGTTCCACAGCCAGTTCCACCACTTGGCAGGTGCTGTGTACTGTACTTCAACACCTGAGGCATACAAAGCATCGCCCGGCTTTTCTTTGATTGTCGAAGGGTCAGAACCAAATATTCCAATGTCTTCCTGTGTAAGAACGTTAGTCATAGCCCCTCCTATTTAAGATACAGCGTAGTTCCGATTACACGGTTTACGCCGTTGAATGTCATGCAGCGTAAAGCAACTCCGTCACGTACTGTTACAGTCATACAGGTTGCTGTGTCGCTGATATATACAGGAACAGCACAGAAAGCAATTCCTGAGGCCATTCCCTGTGACCAATTGTTGCCACAGTCAGAAGAGAAATAGTTGCCAGCTATGATGTAGTAGCCTACTCCTGAGTACTGGACTGTTGTAGTTCCAAGTGGCAGGGTGATAGCCTCCCAAGTTGTCAAATCCTGTGAACGGTAAGCACCGATAATGTAGTAGTCAGCACATCGGAAAAACTCAGCAAGCGGGTCAGCAGGATAGAGGATAGAAAGCTTTGTAAATACCACGCCATCCGTTGTAAGTCCTGCATAGCCATCGCTTGTATCCTTTGCAAGAATATGGTTTTCCGGGCCCATTTTTTCCAGTACCCATGTTCCAAGTCTCTGTACAGGGGTTCCTGTAGGAGAGCTCAGTGTATACCAGTCTTCGTCTGTTTCATTGAACTGAATGATAGCTGTACCACTTCCGGTGACAATAACTTTACTGTAAGCGGAGTTAGACCAGTCCGTAATAATAACAGACCAAGTAAGACCGTCAGTAGTAATTTTGTTTCCGAGGATATAACTTCCTTGGAAGGATGCAACTTCTCCTACAGCGTCTTCTGTTGTATTGAGGTTTCGGAACACTGTTCCTGCATCTGTCCAGCTTACACCGTCAGCTGTTCGGAAGCTGTGGTAGCTTACGTTAGCATAAGTCTGTGAAGAGGCACTGACCATCCACAGAACGTTAGCAGCTACGCGCAGACCAAGTGCACCATACTCTGAAAAGCTTCGTGAGAAATACCAAGACGCTGCATCATCCGAGTAATACAGCTGTGCGTTGTGAACATCTTTTACAGAGTACAGGAAGTAGTAACGGTCCTTGAAGTAAATGATATCCACAGACTGCAAAGCCGCTCCCTGCGGTGCAGTGATTTCATGCCAGTTCACCAAGTCAGTACTTGTGAAATGCAGGTAATTATCACCTACAGGGGAAGAGGTATGCTGGTGCAGTCTAAGATAGAAAGCTTTGTTGCCGCTAAGCGGAATAGGCTTAAGCTCTTCAATCGTAACAGTATCGCTACCACTGAAAGTTGGAATACCTGTACAGCTTTCTGTAGTCCAGCTGGAGAAAAATCCTTTTTTCTTCTCCTGCACATAAGTGTCTACGCCGCGCTCTGCAAGTATACCTGCTGCCTGAGCAAGCTGTGTATTATCAGTAGGGTCAGGAGTAAGCCCTGCGTCTGTAACGGTATTCTTAAGCTCGGCGAGCATGTTACCTGCGTCTGCTCTAGCTTCCTGAATACGCTTTGTGACAGCCCGGAAAAGCCAGTTCCACCACTTGGCAGGAATAGTTTTTCCTACCTGTACACCCTGTGTCCAGTCTGTACCTGTAGGCTCAGAGATAGTTTGAGCACTTGGAGCATACTCGTTTATGTCTTCCTGTGTGAGATTATTTAACATTGTCCGCCTCCTAAATATGTGTAACAAGAACGGTAACCGTACCGCCCTGTAAAAGTCTGTCGTACATGTGCTGCAAAACAGCTACACGAAGCTGCTGTATGCTTGGTCCGAGCACTACGTTCACAACGTCCTTGTAGCCTGCATTGTAGCTGATACTGTAATCTGTGCTTTCAAGATAAACATGTGCTAAAAGGTCAATCATAAACATAGAGTCAATGGCAGCAGATGCTACCTGACTTACAGCTTCCAAAATTGCCCTGTACTGGTGTGTGGTAAGTGCTACAGGATACTCCTGTTCATTTCCTGTACCGAACACGCCGTCACCACTCTGATACTGCCTGTAAATATCTGCCCAACCATTGTTGTAGTCATACTCATCTGTGTCAAACGCTGCGTCTGTAAATACAAGGTACATACCACCTGAAGGGTCAGAGAAGAGCTGGAACAGCTGCAGCCCCATAATGTTACCTATGAAGCGCAGATGCTGTGTGTCCGCAGTCTCAATACTGAGCTTCTTAAAATAGTTTACATGGTGGTCCATGTAAGTATGAAAGAAGTTATAGACTGCCTTGAAGAAGGCAGTTATAATGGGACCATTAAATTGCTTGGCAATATACGGTCTATCAGGTTCAAGATACTCAACAGCCATAATTAAGCCTCCTCAGGTGTCTTAAACTCTATCCTTGCTGCAGAAATCAGGCCGATATTTCCTTCGTTAAAGTTTGTAGTATCTGTCCAGCTTTCACCATCCGTAGAAATCTCAACGCCTGTTATCTCAGGGAAGTTCAGGTTGGTGTTGAGTGTATCAATAATGTATGAAGCAGTGTAGTTAGTACCAATCTGTCGTGTGTTAGATAAGTTAGCCACAGCAGTCTTTATTTCGTTTGAACGTTCAAGAGTGAGCGCTTCACTTACGCTTACGCGTATGTAAAGGTCGACAGCAACAGGAGCATAATAGTTTACATTGAACTCCTGCCCGTTTTCCATTGTGAACGCCTGCTGGTGCGCTGTACCGTCGTTGTATGTTTCAGCAGACATGTGCCTGTAATATTCCTTGGCAATTTTGTCGGAATAGCCTTGTATGAATATAATAGCACGTTTAGGTGGTACAGTCTTACCACCTAAAATCATATCTGAGTCATAGTTAGGGTTGTAAAGAACTACTGCCCGGGAAACACCGTCCAAAGCGTTCAAGCCCTGCACAGCACCCATAAGAGGGGAAATAGCCTCATTTGTCATAAGACGCGTTCTAAGGCTTGCAATACTTTCAAGACCGCTTCCCGGTTGAGAGGCAGAAGAAGTAAAGGTATCCAAGTAGTCCGGGTCAGAGGTAAAGCCTGTGATAGTTCCTGCTGCAAGGTAAACAGGGCCTGTAACCGTACAGATTAAAATTACCTCTGCACTTGTTCCTGCCGGGATGTCTTCGTTGTAGATAGGATTAAATGTATACTCTACGCCTTCATAAACAGCCTTTGCTTCCAAGTCAGTTGTGATGTGACACGTACCGCCAGCTGCAGCCGTTGCAGTACACACGATTGTGGTGTAAGAACCTTCTTTACGAGACATACGTGCAATTTTTGCAAGGCTCAAAAGCTGCTGGTCCGAACAATCAGCAATGTTAAAGGCCTGTGCCACAGCGTACATAATCTTCTGACAAACTGTAGCAAGGTATCCGATACCGATTATCAATAGCCAAATAGGTGAGGCAAGTGAAATCTTAAACTGAACAACTTCACCCTTGCTGTTCTTGACGTCGTTATCAATCATAAACTGATTAACATAGTCAAGCAGAGCGAAAGCGTTCTCAGTCGGTGTGTTTACTACATAGCTTCTTCCGTCAAGTTCTATCATTCTAAGCTCCTGTATTGATTACAATTTTTGCAAGATTTACTACAAGTTTACCCTTATCAGTAGAGTAAACAGGAGAGAAAAGTACTGTGTTAAGATAAGTTTTAAGGTTCTCACGAACCTGTGTGTCTACCTCAGCAAGTGAAATCTGCTTGCCAAGATAGCCGGGCCAGTTTACACCACGTTCAGGCATCAGAGGAATTGTGTTTGTTTCAAGGTAAGATACCACAGCAGCTTCCTGACCTTCTTCACCACCTTCAGGGACAACTTTAGGCATGCCGTCTTCAACGTCAATATCCCAGTTCCAGCGGTTTGCCTCTGCATCCTGTGATGAAATCAGTAAGAGTTCCATATTTCCTCCTGACTATATAATATCATACAAATACTTACGATGCAACGACATCTGTCTGCCCTGCATCCGTAATCATAATACTGATAGGAAGCTCAGTGGTAGTGCCGGAAGAGCTGTCTGTGAACTCGAAGGTATCTGTGGCGTTATCGTTGACCTGTACAGCCTTATCACCGTTTTCATCCAGTACTTTACTTGCAGTACCTTTAATTGTAAGAGTAGCCTCAGCACATGTAAGTGTGCCTTGGGTAACGCCTGTAAGCATTACTTCCATATCCCCGAAGTATACGCCTTTACCACCAGCTTTTACCTTTTGGGACGGCTGTGTCTTTACCAGCGTCGCAGCAGCCTGCTGCCCTGAGGTTATCGTAATTGTGCATCCTAAAACAGCAAGTGCTCCCATTTTATGCTCCTAACTATTTAATATCTCAAGTGCCCCGTTAATCTTAATAGAAGCACTGCTCGACTCAATCTTGCAGCCGTTGGCGTCTTCAATAGTGATACCTGCAGATGCACCTGTGTACTTATTACCATTAGCATCCTCAAGTATCATTCCTTTATCGTCAGCAGTTATCTTGTTACCGTTTAAGTCCTCAAAAGCCACTCCCTTATCGTCGGTAGTAACCTTGTTACCGTTCACATCTTCAAATGTTACACCATCAGCATTAACCTTAAGTTTGTTATCTCCTGTTATCTCAATACCGTCTTTACTGATAGTAATGAGCTGAGCAGTATCAACATCAGTGATAGGGATAGCTTTCAAGCCTGACGGGTCGTAGGCAGGCATAGTTCCTGAAGCACTGAACTCTTTTAAGTCAGGGACAGCAGACTGTGTAGTCAGGAGAAGGACACGGTCGTTCATTGCAGGAACAGGCTTAATGCCCCAGCCATCCACACCAAGCACCATAACTTCAACGTTTGTGTATTTACGCATACCACAGATAATATCTACTCGACCGTCTGCGTATTTTGCAACAGTACCAAAACCGAGAAACATATAACTTTCTATAATATCACGTGTAAATGTTACATCGTTACCTACACGTGCTTGGTGTGCCTGAAAGGCGTTCATACCATTCATATCACTTGGATTAATAGCCATATCAGCCCTCCCCGGAAGTAACTTTATTAGAGATATTGTTGAGCTTAAGTGTCATGGTATTGGTTGTACGCGTTGAAAATGTGAAGTCCATTTCAATTACGTACCACAAATTACCTAAGGACGCATACATGTCACGTACCTGCTTAGTGTTTACACGAAGCTTGAAGTAGTGTGGGTCCACATAAATAACTTCCCCCGGAGCAATATCAGGATTAAAAGGGGCTGTAATCAGTGCAGCACCACCTGTGAGGAACGCAGAGCCAATATACGATATAGCCTTTGTCGTGCCCGGCGTAACTTCTGAGTAAGTTGCTGTGAAAGTCAAGTTACCCTGAGCATCGAAGCCTAAGCGTATAGGAGGCAGGTCCAGCTTCTCTTCTGCCTTATTAAATGAGCCGTAAGCACCTCCTGCACCTCTGTCATACATTGTACCGTGCGTGTACGATGCAAACAGGGAATTGAGCCAAGCGATACACTCACTTGGGCTCCTGAACCTGTAGGTAGACTTATTAACCAAGAAAAACTGGTCTTTCCAGTCACCCGGAAGCGTAGGAATAAGCTCTTTTGTCAGGTTCTTTGCAAGACTAGGATACTTTATAGCTATCTGTGTCAGACATGTCTGTACTAACTCCTCGGTGTAAACTTTCTCAGACAGGAAAGGAACCTCGAACTCTCCCTGTGTAAACATAGCTGCAATATTAGAGCAGACTACGCTGACAACAAGCTCACCGTTTGGATTAGGCTTAGCCATATAACAGTTTGTTATCTGACCTTTGAATGATGTATGAATACCGCTATTGTAGTATCCTACCTCAATCTCAGCCCAGTTGTAAGCCATAGTATCGATGTTAGCGTTCATATTCACTACAGTCAAAGTCACTAAGTTAGATGTGTTTTGCACATGCAGAGAAGCAGAAACATTAATGTCGGGCTTCAATCCTGTGGATGGACATATAACCTGAAAGTCATCAGGAGAAGTAGCAGGAGCGTATTCACTTATTCCCTGAGCTCCAACAGGCTCTTCACGTGTGAGACGAAAATTGATGTATCTGTCAAACAGCTGCTCATTCGCAGCTCCTAAGAGCTGTGCCAGCTGTGCAATTGTCTTACTCATCCGTAGGAACTCCTATAGATATGAACGCGTTCTGTAAGTCATCGTGTCCTATATAGTCTAAATCACTCGTAATAGACACTACATACAGGTCATCACCGTCGAAGTGTAGTGTGTTTGGGTAGAGCGTAATACTACGCTCAGGAACATCTTCTGTATCAGACACAATATCCAAACAGCATATCCAATGGTTGTATGTGTCTGAGGCTTCATCAGTATCGAAGTGTAGGGTGCAGAAGAAAGTAAGTGGCCCGGCTACAAATATTTGCTGCAGCTCATTTGTGTCTGCTGCTATGATTTGATTGGCGAGCCTGAATGTTGTATAAGCAAGTCTCATAATTACTCCTAGAACTTAATTGATAAAAGTCCTGAGGCAGCATTAACTATGCCTGAACCAATCGCAGAACTCTTACCTAAGTTTACAATAGCACGCATAGGCACAGAACTCAAGCCTGTTTTATCCAAAGCTTTCTCAAAGCCCATCATAATCGAGTTTTCCAGTACCTTTACTTCCTGTACCGTATAGGTAACCTGTCTGACATTCATGCCCTTTGGGGTGGATGCAATCTGCAGGTCCTGAATAAGTACATCTACAACTTCCCCTGTATCTGTCTTAAACTTTACAGGCTGTCGCGAGTCAGATGCAGCATCCAAGATGGCCATCTGTGCCTGAATTGTAGGCTTAATAACAAGGTAGTTCTCAAACAGGGGAACAAGTGCTGTAATGTATCCTGAGCCGCTCCAAGTGCGAGGACGTGGCGCGGTGTTATCCGTAACGTACTCCTTGCGCTGGTCAGTTTGGGAGATAAGCATTGTAGTACCAATATCCGAAGTACGGCGCATAGTCAGGCTTTCACTCTGTATTGGGACATAGCAGAGTGAAGGCTGGTTGAGCGACTCCATGATAGTTTCAAGCTGAGAGGCATCTACTCCTGTAAGTGCCGCAACAACTTTACCACCTGCTTTAGCTGCAAAGTCTTTGCCTGCCTGAGCTATTGCTGAAATAACGTCTGCCATAATTCCTCCTGTTACCTATTAAGTATCTTGCGGCCTTGGTCAGCGTATGCTTTACCCCAAGTGTTTTCAATCTGTACCCAAACTTCTTTGTTGCCAAGCAATGCTTTTGAAGCTTCAGTGTTTGAAGCTATAGCACGCAGCACTTCAAGCACTGCATCATCTGATTTAGAGTTGGCAGCACCAGTAGCTAAGAGTTTTTCAATGTATGCGTCAAAATTAGCTTCCCAGTTTTTAGCACTACCGTAGATACCTGACTGTATTGCCTGTAGTAAGTAAGTGTCTATATCTTCATTTGTGGTATTTTCAAGGAAGCTTACCAGCTGTGTCTCTACCAGTTTCTCCTTCATTTTTTTCATACGGTCACGAATAGTGCGCAGCGCTGTCTGCTGTGCCTTAGTACCCTTCAGTGCAGCTATGTCCTCGTCTTTATACCAAAGTACTTTATTGAACATATCCCACTGGTTCTGTGCTGATTTACCTTTAACATGGTCACCAATCTCACCACCAAGCCAAGCTTCCCAATATGTATTAGGTACCTTGTGCTCAGGTTTTGTGTAGTTGTACTTTACAGCTCCTGAGGCTTTTTCAAGTGCCGCGTTGCGCTCATAGATACCAGCATCACCGCCAATTGCAATCTGCGCCGCTGCATCCTGTGCAATCTTTGCGTTTTCGTCCATAGTGACGAAGCCTAAAATCTTCTCAAACCAAGGTACAACTTTATTCTGAAGCGTCTTATCCCACCACTTCTTAAATGGTTCACCAAAAGCAAGCTCCCAGTCTAAGAACATTTGATTGTATGAAGCCGCAATACTCTCATTAAGCTGTGTAAGGTCAGGAAGAACTGCTTCAGCTTTCTGATATGAACTTCTGTACGGATTTTCCCTTAAACTAAAAAGCTTCAAAGGATTATAATCCATTTCTGCTGCAAGCTTATCATTAGACAGGAAAGAGCCGATAATGTAAGACGCTGAGCCAAGTCCCTGCTTATCAAGCAACATAAGAGCCTGTGCGCGTGTATCGTCATCAGCATCCCGCAATGCTCCATAAAGTTCAGTTATGATACTCTTGTAAACCTCGTAAGGATTATCCCCACTCATAATGTTATCAAAGATACCTGACAGAGAAGGGAAAAGAGCGTCAAGACCCTGACCGAGAAGCTTGTACTCCTCGCGTTTATTTGAGAGGCCTACAATTTCATTGTATACAGCATCCTTGCCTAAGCCTACAGACTGTCCTGCAACCTGTGTCGCAAGTACATCAAGAGCACCCATGCCTACAAAAGCACGTGTACGAGGCAGGGAAGTAGCAGCCTGCGTAGTTCCTTTTTCAGCTGCGTTGTACGCTATCTCGAAGGTCTTTGCAATACCTGTAAGACTTCCGATAGCTGTGAGTGTTCCCAGTACACTCTTAAGTGTATCATTCCAGCCTGTAAAAGTTTTTTCTGACTTATTCGAGTTATCTTCTATCTTTTCAAGCTCATCATTGATAAGCTCAAAATTATCTGCTGTGTGTTCTTTTCTAGGATTAATCCAGCGGCCAAATCCTGCTTCGACAGCATGCTCACGCATCTGCTCAAAGTCTACATACTGACCCTGCTTTCCATAGTATGTGTTATCTGTTCCTGCAATAAAGTCTCTAGCCCAAGGCTGTGACAGCAGTGCAAAATCATTTGCTATAGTGCGACCTAAAGCAGTTCCCGGACCAGTGATATCAGCCTGATGTGTATAGCCAGCTGCGTGCATCTGATAGTAACGCTGCCAAGGGTCAGGAGTAGAGGTATAGTGTGCAGCATTAAGTAATGCGCTCTGATATCCAATAGAGTTTTGTGTGTATCCCTGTGCCTTCAGGTCATGTGACAGGCTGGCTAAAAAAGCTTGCGTGGTAATGCGGTTACCTGCTATAGAGCTGTGCATGTCAGTAAATGGAAGCTCGCTCCAATCCTTTGAAGCGGCTCCACTCATGCTGTGCATAGCATCTTTAACAACTTTTCGAGTCTGTGTTGCTAGGTCTTTGAGGACTGCCTGATATTCTGTTCTAAAGCTATCAGCATCAAGATTAATACCGATATCAATCTCAGCATCATTGTTTGCCACGGAAACGCCTCCTTATACAGGACTTAGCCTTCCCGTTGTGTTATCAGGTGAATGTAGATAAGTCCGTCTATCATGTCGTCCAAGCTGGACGGATGTGCCTTAAAATAGTCCATGTAACGATAGTATAAAAACATATACATACCAAGTTCCTTATGGACTCGCTCAATCTTAGAAGGTTTGCCTGCACCAAAAGCCATTTTGAGAGCTTCGGTAGCCGTACCCGGATTTGTGAGCCGGGTAGGCTGCTTAGATTTACCCTTCTTACCGTCCGCCGTACTTAGTTCGAGCCTTCTAAATGCGGCGTTAATTTTTTTAGCATTAACGCGTACACTGTCTGTTGAAGGATGTCGTACAAAGCCGCATTATCATCAAACATAAGATGCAAAGCGTTTCCATTTCCCCTGTTGTAGGCAAGAGAAAAAACAACATCTGAACCGTTCTTAAATGTAATCAGCTGTCCATCAAGCATAAGCTCAGCAACGTGAGCGATGTCATCAACGTCAGGTTCCTTCTTACCCATTATACGAAGCAGAAGAAGGGTGTCAACATTATTAATACCTGAAAGCTCAACTGTAATTTGTGAAGCAGCTGCACGCTGCTTGCCGTAGTCCTGAATGATTTTGTTTACATCTTCAGGACTGATTGTAATTTTTTTAGACTCTGCCATAGTAAGTGCCGTCTCCTTCTATGTTTAGATAAATGACCAGTGTGAGTAGTTCAATCTTACGCTGTAGTCAGGTGCATCGTTACCTGCAAGTGTGATTGGCTTACACTGAGCAACAGTACAATTGAAGAACTGTACCTTGTAAGTTGTGTTGTTGAAGCTGAATGAAATAATGATGTCTGCACCAATAGAGTCACCGCCTGCAACAGCACGCTGAGCAGAAGCAATAGCAACAATATCACCCGAAGTGAGCTGTGTAGCTGTTCGGATAGCTGTGATGTTAATGCTGCCACAAGTGTTGTCGTTGGTAATCTGAATAGAACCACCGTTGAGCAGAGGAATGATAAATGAGTTATCAATAGCCTGCTGTGTGTCAAGGTAGTTACTGTTCAGCTTGAAACCTGTAAGAGCAACAGCTGTTCCTGCTGGAAGCTTGTTATCTACGCCCGGGCCAACAAGTTCATTAGGGTAACTGTACGAAATGGTAGCAGCACCTGCGTTCTGAACAATGTAGGATGGCTCTGAGTTAGTAATATCTGCCATATCTTACCTCCGTTAGATGTACAGTGTACCGTAAACTTTAACAGAACGAATATCGTCCTGATAGTTTGCCTGCCAAGCATTTGGTACTACAATCTCATCGTTTGCAGCAGGAGGAAGGTCTGAGTAAGCAGGTGCTGTGAGCACGAAGTTTACAAGACGTCCTGATGTGACGAAGCGATTTACTGTCTTAATCAAGATTGAAAGAATAACATCGTAAGTTGTTGAAGACTTGTAGATGTTACGTCTTGACATATAGTTTGCAACCATTACCTTGTTGTAATAGTTACAGTAGTCTCGTATCCAGTAAGCTGAGATAACGTTGCCCTTCATAGTCTTTCCACCACGAAGGTCTACACCGCCTGTAGAGTCACCAACGAACTTGAAGTAGTTGATGTTTGCTCCCTTAAGGATTGACTGAGTTGTTGCATCGAGTGCACCGCCGTCAACACCTGAAGCAGTGATAGCAGTTGTCTCAACCATGTCGAATGAGTTACCAGCGTAAACGCCTGAACCATTTGGAACATTGAGGGCAAGACCAAGTGCAATGAGAGCACCGTTGTGTACAACATATGTTGTACCGTCAGCCTGAAGAGCAGGAAGGTGGTAAACCCATGTAGCATCGAAACCAGCAGCTTTAATTGCCAAGTATGCTGTATCAGTGAACTCACCGCCTGTAACAGGCATTGACATCGGATACAATGGAGCAGCAGAAAGAAGAGTGTCTGTAGCACAGAGCTCTGCAAGGTCTGTTGCAGCATCCGGGTCAAGGTGGAACATTGTCTCTACGGCCTCGTCAGCAATACAGATAGACTTAAAGTAAGCCCACTGACGTGTTACATCAAAAGCTGCCTTAAGCAATGCTTTTGTGTAAGCCTGTTCACCATTCTGAACATTAACTACAAAGACAGACTCGTTGCCTCCGGCACTGAAATAGTCTGTCAGCCAAACCGCAAGTTCTCCCTGAACTACGTTCTTAAAGCTGTCAGCGACAACTTCTGCATAAGCAGCTACAGTAGCTCCTGAGAAATCTTTAACTGCGGCAAGTGAGGCACCCGAAGCAATCTGACTGTCGTCTGTGTAGACAATCAAGTGCTTATAGTTGTCGCCGGGATTTACAGTCTTCACAATTTCTGTGACGAACTGCACGTCTTCCTGAGCAACAGAACCAAGAAAATCGTCTGCCATTTCTAACCTCCAATTATTATGTCGCCGGAAATATCTGCTTTACGCAAGATAGGACTTTCCGAGTCTAACATCAAACTATGCTGCAGGGAAACATCTACGTTCCAGCAAAGTGCTGAGTTTAAGCCTTCCTGCTGATAAAGAGACGAGTAAAGCTCGAACTCTTCATTATTAATAACACCTTTGTACTTATCGTCGAAAATAGTTTTCACATCTTCTCGACAAAGCCAAAACAGTACCGATTGTGCCATTGCCTCTGCATCTTTACCGATAAAGGCAAGATGTATTGTTGTCTGACAGTTTCGGTAGTACCTGCGACCGTCGTCACCACGATTAATGATAGCAACGTTCGTGCGACAGGTGTCAATTACATATCCAATCCAATTATCAACACGATGTACCTGACTAGGATTATACCAGTTTCCCTGCAAAGGCACAACATATTTTTTCATGTCGGGTGTGTACTCGCCAAAGAAGACCTTACACAGAACCTCACGAAGGTTTGTCATGTTGATATTTTCAAAGCCGTCTTTCATTCTATCACAACCTCCAAGTCCTCAAACAGTTTTTTCCAAGCTACAAGAGGAGTATCTCCAAGCCCTGCACGCATTTTCTTAATAGCGTACTTTCCGCTGTTAGGAGCAAGATAAAAGCTTCCCTGATATACTCTGCGCTTGAAATCACGCTTAACAGCCTCGCCAGCCCGCTTAGCTTTTACAGGAATTGAGCCTGAGCCGCGGAACTCACGAAGGCAAATGTTTTTCATTTCATCTTTATGAAATGTCAGGTACTGGTCAAAAACAGGTCTTCCCCGGATTTTCTTATGGGCCTTGCCTGCCTTAAAGCCTTTTACAAGCCATAAAGCAAGCTGCTGTGACTCAACGTACTGGCCTGTCAGCCAGTTACAATGAGAGGCACCTTTCTTAAATCTGATTTTAATGTTAAGTGATTTACGTGCTGTGGTGAAACCAAGGTCGATAACAGTTTTGTTGATAATCTGCTGTGTGTGCTGTTTAAGCTGAGACTCGTTCTTTATGTCGTAAGTAAGTAACTCTGACATTAAAACTTCCCCTTGATGAACTCTGCTGTCGTCTTATCAGGCTCAGATGTCTCACCCTGTACAATTTCAAATCCAAAGCGAATAAAGCCACCGTATCGCTCCCAGTCAGACTTACTCACAATGCGATACAGTTTCTCTTCGTCCATATTGAAAACAAAATATCCGACTCTAAGTGGTGTGTCAGAAGAAGCCCATAGGAACTCTCTGTCCCCGTAGTCAAGTATGTCTGAAGAGTCAGAAGAAAAAGCTCTTTCACCAAGTGTTGCGATAAAGGTTTTATCGGCCATAATGATTACATCTGTAAAGCCTGAAGCTATAGGTGCCTCATAACCGCCACCTACTTTAGGTTCACGAACATAGTAAGGCACAGTCTGAAAAGCCTCAGGGAATGCTGCTAACATGTCACCATACACAGAACTACCCACTGTGCTGTACCTCCGTTTCTAAAGCTTTCTCTATGCTCCAGCCTAAATTATATATCCTAGAGCGTAAAGCTGCTTTGCTTATGCCTTTAAGCTCAGCCCACTCAGCAAGACACTTTCGTTCACCACCGTACTCAAAGTAGCGTGTATTTGTCCTGTTCCAAGCCTGCGCTTTCTTAGAGACCCATCTACAGTTGCTCGGACAATAATTACCGTTGACATCTATTCTGTCAATAGTCAAACCATCCTCATAACCATGCGTCTCTGCCCAATTCTTAAAGGATAAAAAGTTCGCTTCCCACTCATCACAAACTTTTACACTCTTTCCGTTCCACGCCTTATATCGTGGTCTACTGCTACTGCAGCGTTCCTTCATGCCAAGCCAAATACCGTATAGCCTTGTATGTCTTTGACCGTGCACGGTATTGCGTTGTACAAGTTGTTCACTATGAATACAGCCACAAGAACTTGTATTCCCACTGACTAGTGAGTGCGAAGTAACAACAACTGCTTTCCCACAAGTACAACGGCATAAAAAAGCTACCCTGCCTTTCTGATTTTGAGCCCTACGAAGAACTGTAAGTCTCCCAAAGACTCTACCAGTTAAATCAATGTATGTTCCCATACATAGTATTATATGGCAGTAAGCAACTAGTTGTCAAACAGTGTGGATACCTTCTGCCACTTGGTCCTCCTACGATAATGCACTGTTACAGCCTGCCTCCCCCTCATATGCCCGTAGACGGCGTAGGGCAGGAAAAAACAGGCTATAGCAGTGCACTATCGAAGTGCTGTACGCTTTGCACAGCAGGTAATCATTGTATATGCCATCTTACCAAAAGGATTTGATAAAAGGCCCTTCAAAAGGTTTTGTCCTTTACCAGCAGTAAGAAACTCTGTGTCAAACTTAAGGTCGACACCACCGATTTTCTTTTCCTTGAGAGGGACAGCACCCATAACTGTAACACCTGCAACATACTTTGGAAACATATCAGCTATGTACCAAGCCGTCAGATACAGGTAACAGCGTCTAGTTTTATCGAAATACGTCTGCGCGTCATGCAGGCTCCACAGAGTTGCAACACCTGTGAACATATCATAGACAGCTTCGATAGCATTGTCTATGATACTATCTGCCTGACTAGCGTCGCCGCTGTCAATACCAGCAAGTTTCGGGAAGGACGCAGAAAACTGACGTCTGAAGTCTTCCCGATTTACACGCAGAGGTTTTCCGTCAGGAAAAGTTGCCTCCACTATTCACCTGCCTTGTTTGCTTCGCGGATAAGCTTAATTACCTCGTCCTTTTTCTTAAGGTCCTTGGCATCAAGTCCAAGCTCTTCAGCCTTTGCCTTGAGCTCGTCAAGCTTAAGCTTGTCAAGTCCGTCGTCATCAGCAGCACCAGCTTTCTCACCCTTGAGCTCAGCAAGTTCAGCGCGAAGAGCCTTGATAGTCTCTTCCTGCTCCTGAACTTTAGCCTTAAGTTCCAGCATCTGCTCAAAGCTTCCAGCCTTGAGAGGAGCTGTATCTTTGATGACAAGCTTCTTCTTTTCAATCAAAAGCTTGAAGGCGCCGTTGGTATTAAGCACTTTCAGGTCTTCTTCCTCAACTTCTGTGAAGCCGTCTGAAACAACCTGATTTGAAATCTTGTCGCGCTGGTAGTGTGGGAAAATGTAGTTCTTTGCACGTCCGTCTACCCTTGCGATAATCTGAATATCTGCTGTGTAAGTATTCTGAATATACTTCTTACTCATTCTAAACTCCTATGCCGGGGTTGCCGCCGCCCCCGGCAAGCGGCTTTCATTAGGTCGAAGGTGTGTAGTTAGGGTTCTTTCCGATACCACGGATAATCTTAACTGCACCGTCAACAGGGCAGAGGATAGAGCCGACACGCTTAATCATTGTGCGTCCCTGTCCGTCGCGGCTGTTACCATAAAAATATGGGAGTACCATATTGTCGAAAGCAACAGGAGCCATAACAACGTCTGTAAGACCTGTGTCAGCCATATCTGAGTGGAACTCAGGGAATGTAACGTACATCAAGTCTGTGTCGTCGTTGTTCCAAGGGTTGATGATACCCTTGTCTGAGTCTGTAGCAGAAAGCATTGGGTCTGAACAGAACTCGTAAATGCGCTGGAAGTTATCCATCTGCTTTACAGGAGTTGTGCTCATAAACTCCTGTCCATTTGAGTCGAAAGCTTCATTGATGAACTTCAATGGGCTTGACTGGTTATAGACTTTAGAAGTCAAAGACCACTTGAGACACTTGTACATTGTTGGTGAACAACAAATGCGTACCTTTGTAGGCAGGAAGTTGAGTTCCTCAAGCCAACCACCGATGAGGTAGTTGAGTGTTTCAAGCATGTCAGCACCCTTTGTCATGTTTGTAGGGTCTTCGTAGATGTACTCGAATGGAGCATCTGACCACTGGATTTCTGATGTCTGCTGAGCAAGACCGTCAAATCCTGAAGAACCGTCTCCGAAGTAAATCAGAGCGTTGTGGAGCTGTTCGAGCATGAAGCGAGTGTACTTCTCGTTTTCACCGATAGCCTGAGTTGTAAGAGGGTTACCAGCGAGTCCACCGTACATTTGGTCTGTAGGTGAAGTCTCGAAGTCTGCAACCATGTTTACAAACTCAGAAATCATCTGATGAGTGCGAGTCTTAGCTGCTTCGTTGATGTTGTGCTGACCTGTAGTCTTAGCAACGTTAGCGATGCGAGCCATACCCTCGAAGCTCTGTGTCCAAATTGATACTGCATCAGCCCAAACGTTTGGAACACCAATTTCAGTAACAAGATGTTTAGCATAGCCAGTGAGCATTGGCTGCTTGTAAATCTTGTTGTAGTATGAAATGTTCCAAAATGGAACCTGCATACTTGTGATGTCAGCATCAGTTACACCCTTAATGAAAGGCTGAGCTTCCATTTCGCGTGTCTTTGGATTGCGATAACCTACGAGAGGAATACCGTCGTAAACAGCCTTCTTTGCTTCTTCGAAAGAACACTGTTTCTTTTCCATGTAGCCGTTGATTGCTTCGCCGATGAAGTTAGCAGCAGCGTCTGTCAACTTATAGTTGAAGCTGTCGCCGCCCATAACAGCGTCAGGGTTAGCAATCATAGCTCTGTTGAGCATCTTATCAGGAAGCTCCATGTAAAGAGGTGTAGCATTGCGTGCCATACCTGTCAAACGCCAGCGGGCATCAAGTCCCGGGCCTGAGTCTTTATTTGCACCGATATGGATGCGGCAAGAAGCCATATCTACCTTACCAGCGTGGTTGGCTGTGAGGTAAGCTTCAGCTTTACTTGCAAAATCTCCCATGCGGGCAGAAGATGTAATAATACCCATTTCCGTATCCTCCTATTAAGCTTTAGCAGCAGGTGCTGCAACTGGATAGTTAAATCCGATGTTGATGAGAACTGACTCATTCTCAGGTTCAATCTGTTCAATAGAACCAACGTAAGTACAGTCTGCAAGGGTAGGGATACCGTTTGTGAAGCTTGTTGGAACTGCAAGAACTGGGAAACCACCAGCGTTACGAGCAAACAAGCACATGTTACGTGTGATGTCTGCAAAAGCACGCTTTGTAGCACCTGTAGCGCCAGCGAAACAGTCCTTATACCATACGAAACCTCTCTTGATGAGAGTTCCCTTCATGTGTGGCATAATACCGTTTCCGTATCCGCTCTTGTCGTTCATTGGGAAGCCTGTCATAACTCCCTGTTCGTACTTCATAACACCAGCAAAAGAACCGCCATCAGCAGGCTTAGAGCCGTGAATTGTAGCATATTCTCCGCTTTCGATGTCATTGTCGTCATACCAAACTGCATTTCCAAAAGGAATAAATGGCAGTCCAAGAGTTTCGATGTCACTGTCAAGTTCCATTTTAGAATATGAAGTTTCGATGTGAGGAACACTGTCACCAAGCATCAAAATGCCGTTTGACTTGTCTGTTCCTCTCCATACTCTCTGTCCTGTGACAGAAAGTTTAGCATCCGGTGTAGCGTAAGCCATTTTATTCCTCCTTATCTATTCCAAGCGTTGATTGCGAGGTCTGCAGCATCAAAAGCAGAAGCAGCTAAGTCTGTCTGCTGACCCTGTGCTTCAGGTTTCTTGCTGCCAATACCAAGAGCTTTGCTTACAGCAGCTTCAATCTTTTCGTCGATTTTCTGTGCGTCCAAAGCTTTAGCGATTGCTGCTTCGATAACTTCAGCAGTATCTTTCTGTCCGCCGCAGCCGTCTTTGTTTTCACCTTCGGCTTTGTCGTCCTTCTTGTCTGCTTTGTCATCTTTTTTGCCGTCTTTGTCGTCCTTGTCCTTATCGTCTTTTCCTTTAAGGGCATCTTCAACAGCGGCTTTAGCCTTTTCGTCGTCTGCGTCCTGACATTTCTTATAAAGAGCGTCGAGAGCATCTGCGACCTTTTTCTTTGCTTCAGCGTCTGCTTCGTTGAGCTCTTTGGCTCCTGTCAAAGCATCGCGAACCATACCAGTAAGAACCTTTCGGTCTTCGCTATCACCAAGACGAACAACGTGGTCCATAACGCCTGCAACAGCTGCGTTAGCCTGTTCTTCTGTGATACCTTCTTTTGAAAGCTCTGAGGCACAGTCCATTACTGCTTTACTAAGGCAGAAAGTGGCAGCGTCCTTTGCTTTGTTGATACCGAACATTTTCAAGAAGTTCATACCATATCCTCCTGTTCCGTTTTTACGGAAGTTTATATCAATGGAACGGCTGACTGCCGCCATAGTATCCATTACTTTAGCCTGAGCTCCTGCACGTCCACGATTTACGAGAGCTACATGATTTACGTTTGTAAAATCAGGAACCTCGAAGTCATAGTCAGGGGAGTCGGAAATAGTCCAAACTGCCTGCAGACCGATTGAAAGCTGACGCTTTCCATTCTTGTAATCCTCGAAGGCCTTGCGGTCGTCAAAGATTAAATCGTTCTCAACGTAAACATTACCGTCATCAAGTGTCTCAAGAGTAGCCTGACCGCCTGCACGACCTACTTCGTAAGTCTTACGGTTGTCAGGGGTAATGTCCACAGCTGGATGGTCATTTGCAAGTGGGATGTAATTGAAGTCTTTAAGATGTTTAACAACTGCCTCAGGACGACGATAGACTCTGAAGATAGTCTTATTGCGTTTCTCCTCAGGAAGCTGAGCAAGCAGCTCCTGTGGAACTTCGTCGCGAGTATAAAGCTGTATACCTGAACGCAGCATCCTGCATTTTTTGACGGCAATATAAGGCTTAGAGCCACAGTCATCAGCCTCTGTCTCGTATTCCTCAACTCCGTCGTGTACACGTACTATCATAGTGTTATTCTACTCCCATAGTATATATATTGTCAATAACTAACGTTAGTTAGTGTTCTGTGCCTTCTGAACGCGCTGGAAGTTCTTTCCTTCGCCTGAAACCTTTTCATGCTGTCTCTGCTCAAGACGACTGCTGTAGCTATGGCCCTGTTTGCCATCGCCATTCTTAGGAGCTTTAGCACCAGTGCCACCAAAAGCAGGGTTAGCAGCATTGCTCTTTGTCTGCTCAATCTGAGCACGTAAAAGCTCCATTTCAAGGTCGTGCTTCTCATCAGCCTGTTTATCAAGTTTAGCCTGACGGCCTTTAAGCTGCTGGATAACATCCGAGTCAACAGGGAAGTCTGTTTCGCCAACGTCAGAAGCAATCTTGAGGGCATCGTGTGCAGGCATAAGACCTGATACTTCATTGAAGTAACCTTCGGTCATTTCCTTAAAGTATTTAGCCTTCTTAGAAGCATCTGTAAGAGCCGGGTTATCAAACTCGATAGTTGTATAAGGAAGGGCTTTCATAACCTCTCTATCAACACCAAGTGCGTCGATAACCACAAGGTATGTAATATAGCGAAGCTGACGAGCAACGTCTTTGTGGATATACTTGATAGCTTCCCACTGTTTTTCCAAAGCACCTTCTGTAGTATCTCCTGAAGAGAAAGCTCCTCTTTCAGAAGACAGGATGAGTTCCTCAGGGATATTTGCACGTGCACAGAAGTCCTGACGGATAAGTCTCATAAGCTCAGGAACTTCCTTAAAGTCACGCTGAATAGCCTGAAGGTTTCCGATAACGTCAAGGTTGATTGGGTCATCAACAGAAGAAGAATGGCGTACGCGGATTGTATCCTGCTCAGCTACCTCGTCGAGAATAAGCTCGCCTTCAGTAGCAAGTACACCGTCTACGTTGATTGTACGTGCCAAAATTGACATCTGATTAATCATTGTAGGAATAGTGCTCATTACTGTCATGTAGTTGAGTACGCTCTCATACCAGCCGTTCATGTCTGAGATACCCCATCCAAGGGTCATAATGTTTCCAAGATATCCTGCCTGTGGAGCTGTGACAACACGTGCACATCTGTCTCCTGACACATCACACCCCAAGAACGGGATGAAGTACTGTCTAGGGTTCAGAAAGTCTGCAGCTGTAGGGTTCCACTGAGGGATATGTACTACATTCCACCTGTCCAGTGTTACAAAACGGTCGATACAGTTCTTCTTTACAATACCTGTTTTCAAAAGCGCACGCATGTCCAAGTGCATAGATATAGGAGAGTCGTCGCGGAACATAGGGAACATTAAAGAACCACCGTATACGAGTGACCAGTTAGTAGCCTGTGCAATATGGTCTGCAAGCTCAAGGCGTATCATATTGTCACGTACCTTATTAAGCTGGTCCGGCTTAAGATAAGGGTTTCTGATACGCACACCGTTTATGAGGATTGACTGTGATTTCTTTTTAATAATTAATTCCGGGATACCTTTCTGAGAGTAGATAGCGTTTGCTTCTCCCGGGGAAATCCATACATTTGGAACTACACGCAGGTCATGTGAAGGGTCAATGCCGGGCATACCAGCACCACTTGTAGCGTTTCCTACCCAGCCCTGTCCAAAGCCCTGAGGGCCCGGATTGGCTCTTGGAACTCCAAAGCCGGGCATAATATCTTTTACACGGCTTATAAGAGTTCCCTTTGAATGGTATGTATTAAGGATAACAGGAGAAAGACGGTCTCTGACACGTGTTCTTATCTCGCTTGCGCTCACAATGTCAGGCATTATCTTTTTGACATTTGAAAGCTCCTCATCCTCAATCTTCTTGTTGATACGCTCCTGAACACGCAGAGGCATAGCCTTAAACGAGTCAGTACAGCGTACGATTGTTCTGTTATCCTGTCTGTAATTTGACGTACCTGATTTTTCAATCTCACGCCATATGTCCTTGTTGTATGCCATTTTTATCTCCTGCTAGTTGTGTACTAAGCCGTTGTAACATCTGATACGTAAGGTGCACCGTAACTGTGGAATATGAGTATCTTTCCAAAAGCATCTACGACACCTTTGACTGTATCACCTCCCATAGGTACAATACTGCCATCAGGCAGCATAAGCTGCATACCTACGTTCCACACTGTACCATCGTTAGTATACTGACCATACCTAGAATATGCTTTACTCTTGCATGCTACAAAAGAAGATTGGGAAGCAACATTCGCAAAACTAGTTGCTCCCACACGTTCTACGTACAGACCACTTGAAGCAACTACCACTATAGAGCCCTTAAAAAGGCTAATACTGTAGACACTCAAAGACTGCATTTCTGCCTGACTGGATTTAGACCAAGTTTTTCCCAAGTCGCTAGAAATCCACACTCCTTGTGAATTAGCGCTTCCAGCAAAAATACTTGCGCCGCCAAAGTTGTACTTACAGTCACTTGCAAGGCAGAGTGCATATAAAGTTAGCGACTGCATTGCTGTTGTTGTAGTCTGAGTCCAAGTCTTTCCATCATCGGACCACCAAGCACCATGAGTATCTGTACCAAGTATCCACCTGCCATAACCTGCATATACGACAGTGCGTATGGTTGCACCCTGCAGCGTACTAGTTGTAGTCAGAGTCCAAGTCTTTCCATCCGTTGACCAGTACACACCGCCATTGTTAGTGCCACCACAGCCTGCAACCCACATACCATTAGCATATACAATACAATAAGCATTGCTAAGACTGGTTATATTCGACTGGTGCCACTCGATACCGTCTTCTGACCAGTACAAACCTCCCGAGCCTCCCGCGGCTGCCGAGCTTCCACCAACAAACAACCCGTTTTTGTAGGTAATGACGTTAAGACAAAGCGAATAGTCAGACTGGTACCATGCCACACCATCAGTTGTGTACCATGTTCCATCCAAGCGGGCTGATGCTACCAGTACGTGCCTATCTTCCGCGTATGCCATAGCTTGAGTTGCAAACATAGGACGAAGACTATAGTATGAAATACCATCACTTGAGCCCCAAAGTCCGTCAGCGTACCTGTATGTATAGCACTTGTTACCTGCTACATACATAGTACTCAGTATCTCACTCTGTCTCATGCCTGAAGCTCTAGCCCAAGTTACGCCATTATCTGTTGAGTAGTATGGCTGGCCACCAGCGACAACCAGTTTATTTCCAAACTTAGCGATGCAACGACAGCCACGTGCAGCACCTGTCATTACAGCAGTCCAATTCTTACCGTCTGTGGTGCGATAAATAGACCCGTTAGCGTTAACAGCCAAAACAGCGCCGTCAGAATACAGGAGCTGGTAATACCCTTCAGCCGTTGAGCCACTAGCCGTACTCCAGCTTGTACCGTTTTCTGACCAGTACAACGCACCACTTCCGTTGTTGGACGCTGCTATGTACAATCCCAAACTATCAGCATAAAGCATATCTTTGAAAACTTTACCTGACAGGCCGCCAACTCGCCATGTTCCGCTCTGAAGGTCATCATTATAACGCGGCTCCGCGCCGCCCTCACTCCAAGCCGTATCGAAAACATAGTAATAATCACCAACATGCTTGATACGTGAATATGCTGTGCTACCAATGTTATAGCTTGCCCGTGTCCAAGTAGCACAGCCGTCACTAGAATAATAGATACACTTTTGAGTTTGAGAAGCACTATCTGACAGTAATATGTAGATGACATCATTTTCTACTATGATGTCAAAGGCACCCATCGTAGCAACATATGGGCTAAACGAGCTTACAATACTCCAGTGTTTTCCATCCGAAGACTTAAGTAAAGGTTTGCTTAAATGTCCTAAGTCACTAACTGCACTGTCTCCAATACCTGCAAGCCAAAAGCTGTCATTAGTCAATGTAACGTGCTTAATAAATGTGAACCGCCTGAAAGCGGAGCTACTATAGCCCTGTTCGACACCATCGATTTCAGCCATGTGCCAGTGAACATTATCGTCACACCACCAAAGACCGTACGTACCACCAATCTCACCAAAAACGGCCATCCCGTCGTAAAAGTCAAATGCTTTAGGATTACCATAACCTCCGGGAGTTGGTGCTGTCCCACTTATACCGTAGGTATAAAAACATCCTAAGCCGCCTGATACATCGTTTGACAAAGGCTTAAAGGTAACACCGACATCATTTTTGAGCAGCTTATTTTCAAACTCTGCAGGCGTTGTAGCGCCTAAGAACATATCATATGCTCCGCCAGCAGTAAAGTTCTTTGTGCTGCCTTCAACAGGTACACTGCTTTTATCTGCAAAAACACCACCACTCATCACAGCATGCTGTGAGTTCTCTATTGGCACCGGGTCAAGTACCGGTTCAATATGATATTCCTTTCCTTCCACATTAAAACTATCTACAACTTGAGCTGGCATTTTTACCTCCGTCAGAATAGACTATCTGCATTATGGTATAATAATAGCACCACAGGCAGGGGAAATCAAGTGCTCCTTGTAAGTGCAAGAGTCTTTACTTCTTTAGAAATATAGTGCCCTTTGAGGCTATAAAAACTAATCTTTAACTAAAAAGCAAGTTAAGCATATGTTGTATATGTTACTCTGCCCACTTCCGCTATCAGTTTCAATATACAAATTTGTACCGTTTCTTGAAGTATAGCTGAGTACAGGTTCTAACACTATATCACTTGCCTTAAATGGATTGGAGCATACTATAAGTCTAAATGTACTTGCTGAGTATGTTCTTCCCCAAGTAGTTGCGATATTATTCAATCTAGCCCTTATTTGCATTGTATTAGTCGTTGTAATTTGAGCACTTAATATATATTCTTTATGATATCCCGTTGGAACAGGAATACCTATATTAAATAATTGGTAGTCATAAGCTCCAAGTATTTTAGTCTTAGTATTTGCAGAAAATGGACCACCCGCATTAGCGAGAACTTGTGTAACGCTAGGAAGTTTTATAGATGTTGCGTTATCAACTGCAGTAAAAACACCATTACTTGTAACAGGGTTCATATTGCCTTCTTCGACAACATCGACAACAGTTGGTATGTTCTGCAACGCTTCATACACTGCGTTAGACGTAATTGGTAATGATACACCTGCCTTTACTTCATCACATGTTGTTTGCAGAGCTACAAACTTTCCGTCAAGATTAATGACTGTAACTGTGTCACCACTAGCCCAAAGCGGTCCTCCACACGGATGTCCACGTGAGTCACAAAAAGGCTGTACACTACCATTAATAGACCATACAGGATAAGCTCGAAAATCGTACTCTTCATCTGATACAAGAGTCATTGTATAACAGCCGACAGGAGGCAGGGTGATAGGGTCTGTCAGCTGACTATCCCAGTAAAAGTTCTGTCCATCAGAAGAGTAAGCTTTTTGAGTGCCTGCAAAGCCTGCTGTGTTTCCATTTACAAAGGTCACAGCCAGCAGCATGCCGTCAGTAAGAGAGGCTCCCTCAGGCAGAGTAACAATTTTAACATAGTCAGCAGCCTGTGCTCCGCTTACACCTCTGACAGTTTGTCCTGCGACAAACCCGTAATTGTGTCCTTCAACGTTAATCTGTGTTATCTTGTCCATTGGAAGCCTCCAATGCTATTATATTCTGCTCTTACCTTTCTGTAAAGGCGCGGCCTTCGATACGTGTGTACCCAGCTAAAAGTTCCCTGACAGTTCCTTTGCGCTCTTCAACTTCCTGTGCACCAGCTCTAAATGAAGCCAAGTGAGACATGATACCGCGCCTGATATCCTTAAACTCAGGAAGAACCAAAGCAAGGTAAGAGCACACATAGCGTGCACCGTCTATATCGTGGATAGGTGAGTTAGGGCCGACACCTTTAGGGATTTTATTATCCTTTCCCCGGGAAGCAGTAGAGAACGCTTCAGCAACCTCACGTGCCTGTGAGTGTATCATAATGCGCCCCTGTGCACACAGCTTTGAAATCAGGAAGCAGGAGTCTTCGACAAGCGGTGACTTTGAGCGATGGATGATATGGATATCGTTCTTTCTCAAGCTTCTTGCAAAATGCGGGTACTGGTCTTTAATCGTAACGTCAGGAAGCCAAAATATATCCTGCTCAGGGAAATCGTAGCGGTAGATATTTGCCATATCGTCAGCATCCGGAAAGTCATAGCGCTTGATACAGTGCAGTATACCGCCGCGTGCAACCCACGCAGAACCGCGGTTGTATCCTGAGTTGAAGTCCTGACCGATATATACTCTTTCCCCGGGAATAAGCTCCAAGTCCATATCACTCTCAGGCTCGAAGTTTCTGTCCCAGTCAAAGCCCGGAATAACGCGACCCTGAGTAACAGAGAGGAACGCACCTTCCATATAAACCTTACGCTCAGTCTCCGTAAAGTTTTTCCAAAGGTCCAAAATATATTCTTTTGGAAGGTACCAGTTATCCTGAGTGCGTGCCCTTGTGAGTACGAAACCGATACCTGACTTCTTATAGTGACAGTACAGACGATAGAAACCTTTCATACCCTGAGCAGTAGAAGCTGCCATAATAAAAGGGGAACGATGGTTAGGCATTACCTGACGTACACGCTGTGAAATAGACTTCATAGCTTCAATCATTGTCTCTTCAGGAAGCTCATCAATTTCATCGCAATTTTTTAGCGATAAATATTGGCAGTCTTCATCAGTGCCTTTGGCAAGAAACTCGTGCACTTCTTCGACAGTGATGTCCCACACTTCTTTCTCAACAAGAGTTTTATCCTGAAAAACAGAGGAAAGAGTATTGTCTTCGTGAATAAGCATACAGTTCTCGTCAAGCTTATTTGCCTTTCTGACTTCTTCCTTGTGTTTATTACGATTGTATACCTTAAACGGATGATTTACTGTAGTATAGACTCCATTAGTTTTAATGCACGGTCTGTACCCACTGCACTTCTTGGCTACAACCTTCTTCAGCCCATAGCGTGTCATAATCAAATCCCCCGGAGCAATCTGCTTCAAAGGAACTTCCTGCATATGTCCGTACCCCGTGTGCACTTTCACAATGGCGTCTCCATCTACACACAGTGCACAGTATACAGACTGACCGAAAATCTTTCCCGGTTCGAGCAGCTGTACGAAAATTACCTGTACGGTTCCAATTGTGAGGATATGGTTTTTTGTATCTTCGTGATACGGTGTCTTAGAAGCGTCAAGATATGCCATAAGGTCTATCATCAATGTTTGCTCAAGGTGCGCATATGTGTATCCACCGACGATGATTTTAGCATAAAGACCACCATCATCTTTCTCACCGTCAAGCTCATATACTATATCCAGTACGCTGATAGCAAGAGAGCGGCTTTTACCAGCACCATAACCTGCGAGCAGGAAGTGCCATCTTATGTCCGTAAAGTTTTTACGGGACTGTAAAAAGCGCTCCTGATGAGGCAGGAGAAGAACGGTATTATCACTCATAGGCTACTGTCCTTCCTTGGCAACCAAAGCCATCAAGAGGTCTTCCCTCTGCTGCGGTGTGAGGGAGTCGATATCTATTCCCTGAGGACCTGAAAGCTCTTTATTCTTTTCATTACGCTTTTTAGCCTGTGCAGCAACGTCTTCTTCAGAGTCTTCACTACCCATAGCCATCAAAGCTGAGTCATCGCCTGAACCGTGATTAACTTCAACTTCCTTGAGTGCTTCCATTTCTTCTTTTGTCAAAGCTGTAAAGAAAAAGTTTAGGGTAGACTCTTCGTTAGAGTCTGTGTCTTCAGCAGACAATGATTTAAGCTCACGGCGCATAGTAGCAGCCTTAAGCTGCAGCGTAAGAGCATCCTTATCATTTCCGGCCTGATTTTTCTTTTTACTTCTTCCACCTTCGTTGCGTCCGTCGTCGCCTGCGTAGCTGTCGTCATTGTCTCCAAGCTTGGAAGCAGCTTCATAAATCTTTTCAATGCCTTCAAGCTCGTCCTTATAGCTTTGGGCGCGGATAGCTTTTGTTTCAGTAATGAACTCAGGGTCGCGTAAAATAAATGTACGCTGTTTTCCCTGAACCTTACAAATATCGAGGGCCATACCGGTGTTCATAAGCTCTCTATAAGCTTCAATACACTGGTGAACCAGTTCCCTGAATGAGTCTTCCTTGTTTTTGTCTTCTATATCTGATTTTGCCGCCATACCACAATTTTCGCACAAAACTGCAAAACGGTCAACTTATTCAACATTTCAATGCAAACAACACTACAAAAAGTGCAAAACGTTTCACAAATCCCGCGGAAAAAATCGTCTAGTTTTTCAACGAAAAAGTGAGGTAATGAAAACGAAAGGAAAGTAAAAAAGTTTATTGCTAAAAATTATTGAACCCTAAAAATTATGAATTTTGCGCGGGGGGAAGGGTATACATTTCCGAAAAAATTTTTTAGGTAACTGTTTTATAAGGAAACTAATGACCGTTAGTTATTATACTAACGGCCGTTAGTTAACTTGTTAGTAGTTCTTAACTATGTAAAGAATGTCTTTTGTTTTCAAGTCCTTGAGGCCTAGTCTATTTTTCATATTCTGAATTGTCATTTTTTCGGCATGATTAAGAGGTTCAGAGGCCGACACCTTCAGAGCGATAATTTCAAGTTTATCGAATGCAACATCGGAGCGGATAGCAATTGCAGTTCTATGGCTATATACACGTGATAACTTATTAAGTAGTTCCTCTTCGGGTGTCGGATAGTAACTTGTAATAGTAGTAGCAATTGTAACACCTTCAAAAAGTTCAGTATCTAAAGAAAGTGATTTTTTAGAGGTTCTATTTTCTTTTTGCTCAAGTACGTCCACAATGTCTATAGTGTGACTATTTACTCTTTTAATGTTGCGATACTCAGAATATTTGTTTTTAGACTTTTTAAAAGCGGGCAATTTGTAGTTAGTTTTACTATAGACTTTACTGCCGATTTGCTCACAATAAACACTTAAACTATCGGCCGATAGTGTATCTTTAAAACTTGTATTATACGCTTTTTTGTTATCCTTGAAGTAACTAGAGTAGTTAGTCATAGCCATGATTTTTTTAACTAGTTTTTTAGTTCCTAAAAAACTATAGAGCATTGTTTCACGTGAAAAGTTATAGCCGTCCTCACTTTCGTGTAACTTCTCACAACGTGTTAAAAACAAGTCAAAAAGACCGCTAGCAATGTAATTTGTACAATAATCTAAACTCATGTCGTGATTATGTGCAATATACATAGCACATTTACGGCCATAGTTTAAAAACTCATTATAGAATAATTCCATAATAGCCGATTGATTAAGATTTGAAAGTGTTTCAATTGTAATTTTCATAGCGTTTTACCTCTTATTAGGTTTAATTTGTTCCACGTGAAACTCACGTATTTTTTAACACTTCAAAAAGTGTTTTTATTTTATTATATCAAAATAAATAACTTTTATCAATATATTTTATTAAAAACTTTTATATATATTATCTTTTGAGATTGCAAAAAGTACTAAAGATTTTTTTAATTTTTTGTTTCACGTGAAACAAGATTTATTATTTATATATATTATCTTTTTAGAGTCTAAAAAGTACTAAAAATAATTTATAACTTTTTGTTATATTTGTATTTTCAATTCCTTCTATATATGGCCGTGGCCGTCCATCAGTGAAAAAATGTTAAAAAATCTTTAGTACTTTTTAGACTCTCAAAAGATAATATATACAAGCAACACAAAAGACTAACTAACAATAGTTAGTTAAAAAAGACTAAAAAACTTTAGTACTTTTTAGACTCTCAAAAGATAATATATACAAGCAACACAAACAAACAAACAAACAAACTAACTAACAATAGTTAGTTAAAATCTTTAGTACTTTTTAGACTTTCAAAAGATAATATATACAAGCAACACAAACAAACTAACTATTGTTAGTTAGTTAGAAATAATAATCCTAATAAAATAGAGGTATGGTATGGACGATTTATCCGAGGCAGAAAAAAAGTTTTGTGAGTTCGTTGAAACTTGCAAAACATTGGCCGAAACGCAACAGCGGCAATCGGCTGTAATCGACAAACTAGCTGATGGATTACTCAGAGCAACTACTCTGATTGATGAACTTAAAACTCGGGTTAGAATACTCGAAATCCAATTGAAGTCCCATTGTGAAGGGGGAATGTAATTATGAGACAGATTGAGCAAGATATCGTGCAGGCCGTGCGTAATGGCGCGGAACTGCATTTGGGAACATCATCGAGCTATGTTCCGTCATCTGACTGTTATCGTGACAGTCTGCATTTTGAAAATAATAATTTCAGTTACAGACTGTGGGGGAATGAAATTGCCAAAGGAAATACACAGGCAAAGGAAATCAAAGTATCTGACTGTGGGTATGCTACAGCTACAACTGTATCAAGATTAAATGCAATGTTTGCAGGACTTGATATCCCTATGTCAGCATCAGTCAGGAAAGGAACTACTGTCTATAAAATACATGGACAGGAAGTCAAGCCGGGCATGCTGCATTTCTATGCAGGTGAATGGACCGTATCCATAGCAGAGGAGGCATAACATGGAAGACGTATGGAATGACTTCAAAAAAGCAGTTCAGGAAGCAGAGAGGAAGGGCGCGGTCCTGAAACCCTCTCAAAGGAATAATTCAGAACTCGATATGGCTGTAATCCGTTACAAAGAGGAACAGGAGAAGGCTCAGCGTATAGCGCGGTTCTTCGGGTAAGGCAGGAGAAGACGGTCCGCCGTCCTCTTCTGCTATATGTTACTATTATTTACTGCAATAATTATGTTATATATGCATATACTGTTTAACATCTTCTAAAAATATGTAGTAATCTCTTGTGATAACAGTGTTATCATAATTGTAAACCTTTTTTCTTGATATAGTTTACAATTCATATAAATATAATATTCATATAAATATAATATTTATATATTTTAATATTTTTATTGACATAATAGTAAAGGTATGGTATTGTAATAATATCCTATCTAATACCTATAACTCTTTAGGTAATTAAATCTTTTCAAAAAATAATTTTATTAAAAAATCTCTCCTAAAGGAAAGAGAGAGATGTATTTTTTCAGAAATAACTTTACAGTAGTTGCATATTAAACCAAAAAGTTGCAGTAAATATTGGTAATGTATTTAATTGCTTATACTACAAGGATTTAGGCATAGATATATTACCAATATTGACAAACTGAAAAATCAGGTATATGCTGATTTTAGGAGGTAAGGAATGGCATATACGAAAAAAACTGTGCTTACATTTAATGGTAAGTCACAGACATTGGAAGAGTGGTCTTGTGAACTGCGCTTGGATACTACTACATTGTGGGCAAGATTGTGCCGGGGATGGCCTATGGAGAAGGTATTACAGCCGGGCAAAAGTACTGCAAATTATCTTGAATACAAAGGTAAAAGGCAGAGTATGACACAATGGGCCAAGGAAACAGGCTTGAACGTTCACACTATTGCTCAAAGGATACGCAATGGATGGACAGTTGAAAGGGCATTGGAAACGCCACCTATTGAACCTAAAAAAAGACATTCCAAACAGTAAGTTTTAGAGGCTGCACCGTATGGTGTGGCCTTTAATATATAAGCACATAAAGTGGGAAACCCTATAAAGAGGAGGCCTGATATGGCTACAAGAAAACCAAAGGTAACATTTGGAACATGCTGCTCAGCAAAATTGCAGTATGTAATCGTAATTTATTACACAGATAACACAATTAAGTTTGTGACTGACGTATTGTATGACCCGCACAAAGAGTGCAGATGGGAAGCAGGAAAGCAGGCCTATTTCTTCTCTGACCGTAAATGGGCTGAGGATGTCTGCTTTGGTTTGAACTGTAATGGCACAGGTGCATTTGTTATGACAATCCCTGACTATTTCAATGCTGAGTACTTCAAAAATCCACCTGCGGAAGAAGAAAATCCTAAGGAAGAGGAGGCACAAAATGGTTAAGTACTGTAATTGGCAGATGTCAACTGAACAGTTGAAGGAAGTATTTGACAAATCAATTTTACAGTCGGGTACAGTAAAAATCTTTACTGTATTAAATCATGTTTCAAGCTCAGGAATGACACGCTATATCTCTGCCTACGTCCCTGTCATAGGGGATGACGGTAAACCTTATATCACCTGCATAGCACGTGAAAGAAAGGTTGGCGGCTGCGGTATGGACATGGGATTTCACCTTGCGTATAGTATGTTCCTACAGGCTGGTATGGATGAAAAGTATCCATATCAGAGCTATCTCAGTCATTCATGGATGTAGGAGGCTTGTATGGACAAGAACTTTCACTTAGATAAAGTCAAGGCATACTTGGATAAAGTCTTGGCTGATGAAGAATATCTCAAAACCTATAAGGACGTAGCAGACGATGTTTACAGAGTCTTCAACTATAAGAAAACCGTCTCTGTAAAGGACATAGAAGAATATTTGAGAGGTCTTCCGATTGGTGTAGACTTTATGATTTATAAAACTGCACCGCTTGCAAGAGAGTTTGCAAAAAACATCGACGCTTTGACAAAAGGAACCCGTGATGAGGACGGTGTTTACTGGTGGGCCTTGGCTACCGGAATATGGATATATGGTGGAATGGACAAAATCAATCCACAGTATATAAATCGAAATACCTAATCAAGAGGAGGATAAAGGTATGGAAGTAATTAATCACACAAAAGAAGTTCCACATTACGTGGTATCAGCAGACGGCGGATATACTCGCTATCTGTCATCGTCTCCGACAGAGGAAGAAATTCAGAACGCAAAAAATGCTGTTTTGGATTATGAAAGCTCGGCTAAGGGTGTAATCTTTCAGCGTCTTATGCAAAGAGGTGTTATCTCTGAAATCAAGCAGTTCTATCGAAAGACTGATGACCCTGAGTTTACTGACGAACAGAAACTCCACAATGAAGCTGTGCTGCTCTTGGACGCTTTGATGGATGACGGCTGCTGCAGAGCAGAGTACTACATGTTCACTCCAAAGACAGAAGAAGACATCAAGGACTTGGGAATATACCACAAGTTAGCGTTCCCGTACAACGATATTTACATCAAGGATGCAGACAAGGATGGACTTGGTCGCTGGGTGCATGATTGTGCTGCAGGTAAGACTTACATTTACTATGCTAACCATGAATGTGAGTTTGACTCAATCATCAGTCCTGAAGCTTTAATCAAGTCAGTCACTAAAATGTGCGACGTGTTTGAAAAGCTTGGTAAGGCTCAGCGTAAAGCAAACTAACGAACGGTCGTTAGGTAAATCAACGGCAGGGTTTATTCCCTGCCTTTTTAATCTCATAATAGGAGGCATAGAATGAGTATGCTCAATTCAATCATTTTGGAAGGTAACATTACTAAAGTAGGTAATGTTGTGGAGTTTGCTGACTCAAAAAAGCAGATGGAAGTAACTATCAGCGTGGAACGTTCTTATAAGAACCGTTCAGGCAAGATGGTAGACGAAACATCAGAGTTCGACATTGTTGCACAAGGTGGGCCTATGGTGGATATGCTTTCAAGAAAAGGCGAAGAAGGTCAGGGTATCCGTGTGGTTGGACGTCTCAAACAAATCAAGTGGGTAGCCGACGGTAAAGATTGTTCACGCGTGGTAATCGTGGCAGAGCATATTGAATATAAACCAAAGAAATCTCAGAAGAAGGAGACAGAAAATGAAGAGTCAGTTCTTTAATCCGCTTCAAATGAAGCATTTAATGGCACATAAAGGCAGCTACCTGAAAGCTATCGCAACAGAAGAAGGACTCAGGTTATGTCCTGACTTTGCGGACCACGTGGTCCACGTGTTAGACCCTATCCCGGTTAAAATGGATATGAAGGATGTTCGGACTGATGACGGACGTAATAAGACATACTGCATTGAAGAAGGTTATCAGATTGCAAAGCTTGCAGACGTTTTGGACTTTACAAAAGCAGAAGTCGTAGAAGAAAACGAAGTTCTGTACTTTGTAATTGGTAAGAAAAAGTTCCCGATGAAAGACTTATGCATGTCAGGTCAGGAATATGACTTGAACATTCAGGGATACACAGGATACATACAGCTTTCCTCTGACACGTCAGAAGCAATCAAAAAGTGTAACATTGCAACGTATCCTGATGGCCCGGAACGTCCCTTCCTTCAGGGAGTGTATCTTGACCCTGAAGACGGCACTGCAGTGGCTACAGACGGTAGACGTATGATATACCACAAGCTTATCGGTGGGGCTGCTATCGGTGGTCTTGGCTCTTTTGTAAAGTCAAATCCAAACAAAGATGAGACAAATGAGTTTATCCTGCCTGCATGGGCTGTCCCTTACATCAACGGATACACGGAAATCCACTATGCCTACAAGGATTACTCAGAACCTCAGGGTAAAAGAGTATCTCATCACGCTTGGAGCTACTGGATGCTCAAAGCTGACAATGAAATCTATCTGTTCAATACAATTCAGGGACAGTTCCCTAAGTGGAGAAAGGTTGCTCCTGAATACTATGACCCGGGCAGAGTCTTGGTGAAGGATACCTTTGATTTTGAAGGTATGAAACGCTATAAGAAAGCTGGCAGCCACGACCCTATGAAATGCAGATTTGCAGAGGGTACTTGTACACAGATGTACAACGGTGAGATTGAACTTGACATCGGCGTAAAGTTCCCGGGACTTAAGGATGGTGAGGACTTGTTCTGTAATGCACAGCTCTTAATCGACGGTATAAAAGTATTCGGAAAGCAGGCAGAAGTGAATGTATCACTTCCTGAACCTGATGAACAGAAACATATTCTTAAAGCTGTTGACATCTCAAGTGCAGAAGGTAACTTGCACTATGTAATCATGCCTATGAACCCATAGGAAGGAGACTCAAATGGATATCAATTCAGTATTCGATGAGCTTAAGAAAGCTGCAGAGAAAAACAACAATCTTTACATTGAAATTGCAAACAAGACAAAAGAAGTTGCATATAAGGTTGCTAAGAACTATAACGAGATTGTGCAGCCTGTTGAAACAGAGCTTTCACGTCTTCTTAAGGATATCCGGGATACGGCAAGATTTACCGAATGTCCGCAGGACACCAGTCAGGAATTGTTCCTTGGGCCTGATGTTGATGAGGATAAGATTAAGCTCTGCCTCAAAACCACTTATCGTGGTGTATTCGTAGCATACATTGCAGACGGATACGGAGAGCTTTGGACATCTATCCACAATGCAAAAGAGTACAGTATAAGCAATGCTAAGCTTGCAATGTTTGCATCTTGGCTTGCGAGTGAAGAAAAGGCAAACGAGCTTGTTGAGCTTATAAAGAAGGCCTATATTCCTCTGCTTGAATGGCATAAAAATCGGTTCGAGGCTATCGGCAGCGATTTAAGCACAACTGTTGAACACCTCAAAGGTATCCTCGAAAACTCTCACACTGTCGTAGAAAATGAAGACGGTACGGTCGAGATACAGCTCGGCGGTAAAACCTACATAGGCAAAGTAAAGGAGGCCTAGAATGGATGAAGAAAAAACTTGCTGCATCTGTGGTAAGAAGTTTACTGGCTGGGGTAACGACCCTTGGCCTGTAAGAATGGAAGGTGAGTGCTGCGATGACTGTAATAACAGTGAAGTGCTCGCCGCTCGCCTTATGGGCCTCAAGCTTGCATAGGAGTTTATATGCCTGAGTTTGAAGAGTTTACTCCTGATTACTCGCAGTGGGATAATGACCCTCAGTGCTTTCAGAGCTACTTCAAGGCTCATTATGCCCCATTGCTGAATAAGCTTGCAGACAGTCCTTACAATAAGGTTGACCTTACTGATAAGGACAAGAGATTGGTTCGTCTTATGAGAGACGATTTATTAAAGATTTATCAGGCTGACTAGGGGGTCGGTATGATTTACTCATTTGAAAGATTTGGATATGAGGGTAGCCTTGTAGCAGTAGAGGTTGACCTCAGAAAAGGTGTACCTGCGTTGGATATCGTTGGTATGGGTGTCATGGCTGCAGAAGAATTACGCGAACGTGTACGCTCGGCAATCAGAAACTCAGGATATGAGTTTCCGCCTGAGCGTGTACTTATTTCTCTGTTACCTGCAGATATTCTCAAGCGTGATGACAGCCATGACCTTGCAGTAGCTTTGGCTATCTTGGCTGCGAAGGATGACTTCCCTCGAAGTCAGGACACTCAGGTCATAGCACTTGGTGGTCTGCAGCTTAGTGGCGGTGTAAACACCGTACGTGGAGTTTATGCAGCTCTCACCACAGCAAAGGCCTTGGGTTATAAATACGCTATCGTTCCTGAAACATGTGAAGTCAAGGAACTTGACGGTATGTATATCGAGCGTGTAGCCAATCTCACAGAAGCTTACGACGCTCTGTGCAGAATTGAAGAGCATGAGTGTTATCCTGAAGACAGTGATGAGGCAGAAGAAGACACCATCACTTTCACAGACTCTGAAGGAAGCACACTCGACGGTCTTGAAAACAATTTCAACGGCAGTGAAGCTATGGCAGGCATGAAATATGCAATGGCTGTGGCAGCTGCAGGCAGACATAACATTATTGCAATCGGTGGACCCGGATGTGGTAAGACAATGGCACTTCAGCATTTGCCTGAAATCACACCGAACTTCCTTTCTGATGAGGAAGCACAGGCCACCACACGTGTTTGGTCGCTTGCAGGTCTTTTACATCCTGAACAGAACACACTTAAAAAGCGTCCGTTCAGAGTTCCACATCAGACAGCAAGTATTGAAGGTATTTGCGGTGGTGGACAGGACTGTCGTCCGGGTGAAATCTCACTCGCTCACAACGGTATTTTGTTCCTTGATGAGGCTGCTGAGTTCCGCTCATCTGTCCTTCAGATGCTGCGTGTCCCTCTTGAAAATCACACGATTACTTTGAGCCGCGCCGGGCGGACAACGGTATTCCCTGCCAAGTTTCAGCTTGCTATGGCTGTAAATCCTTGTTCTTGCGGCAACTACGGCAGCCATACAAAAATCTGTCTGTGTTCATTGAAGTCGATAGACCAGTACTGGA